CGGAACTGTCATCGGTGAGTCCGCTGGCGGATTGAGTCGTCAGTATATGGCGTTCTCACCGGACGGGACCGACCCGACATTCGACAAGACCGTATTCGGTCAGGAGTACCGAACCCTTCTTCGCGGGACAATGGCGAGGTTCGCCGTCGTTGGGTGACTCATGGCGCGTCGTAAACCTAAATGGACGCGCGAGGGGTTAGCGCTAAAGCGGCAACTCGCGAAGCTCGGGAGTTCGTCAGTAAAGGTTGGCGTTCTGAAGAGTAGCGACAGGCGCGTGCAAGTGGGAATCAGCGCGGTCGAGCTGGCCGCGATCCACGAGTTCGGGTCGCCGCGCGCCGGCGTGCCGCAGCGCTCGTTCATTCGCCGTACGTTCGAGCAGAATCGCGAAGAGGTAGCGAAGAAGATCGCTGAACTGGCGAGTCAGTTTGTGTTCTCGCGTACTCGCTCGACGCTACGCAGCTTGGCGTTCTGGAAGCGACAGAAGCCGAGGCCGTCGGCCGCGCGTGCGCTTGGGCGCTTGGGCGCGTGGGGCGCGACCCTTGTCAAGAAAACGATCACGACCGGAGCTGGCGTGCCGCCTCCGAACGCGCCTGCGACGATCGAGCGGAAGGGTTCGCGGCGTCCTCTCGTTGATACTGGCCGGTTGCTCGGCGCTATCACGTGGGAGGTTGAGTGAGTATTAACGACGCTATTGCGACCTTCGCGACTGGTACCTATACAGTCACGCGCACCGGAGCCGGGTCGTATTCTGGCGGAATATTATCCGCCGGCTCTACGTCCAGCTTCTCAATTGTTGCGTCGGTGCAGCCTTTGAGTGGCCGCGATCTGCAGGTTTTGCCCGAAGGCCAGCGCACTGACGAGACGCGAGTTCTCTACACAACCACGCAGCTATTAACGCGCACGGCGACTCAGGCTCCAGACAGCATCTCTATCGACGGCTCAACGTACGAGGTTTTTAAAGTCGAGGACTGGACGTACATAGGCGTGACGCATTACCGCGCGTATGTATCTAGAAAGGATCGGCCATGATCGCTTGGTCTACAGTCCAGTTAGCTATCCAGAATTGGATCGAAGCCGGAACTGGTCTCGCGGACGCGAAAGTAATCTGGGCGAATCAGAACGGCGGCCAGCCACAGGGGACATTTGTCGATATGGAGATCCAGTCGGTGCGTCGACTGGGTCGCGATTGGACTCGTCGCACCGACCGGCTCATTTCGTTCAACTTAACTATCGAGTCGGTTGACCCGGACACTGACGAGTTTACGGTAACCGCACACGGTTTGACGAGCGGTACAGGGCCGGTACATTTCCTCGGCGACGACTTGCCCGGTGGTGTCGATAGCGAGACAAAGTTCTGGATTATCCGAACGGGTGCCGACACTTTCAAAATCGCCAACAGTTTTCTTAGAGCGGCTGCGGAAGCATACACAGCGGTCAGCATTACGAGCGAAGGCAGCGGTAGCCAGATGCTTGTTAGCAACCACACGACGACACTGGCCGGCTCTGAAATCGATCATAAAGTCCAAGGTCTTCGTGAGTTCGTACTCGAGGTGCGTTGCTTCGACGCGTCACCGGCCGGTTCTAATATGGCCGTCGCTCTATTGAACAACGTCATCACTAAAGCTCAACTTCCGTCCGTTCGCAACGCACTCATAGCGGCGGGTATCGGGATTTCTCGGTTTGAACCTGTTCTCGACGTAACAAGCGCTGTTGGACAGACTGTCCTAGAACCGCGTGCGCATTTACGCGTCTTCGGATACCTCGCTGATGAAGTTTCTGAGACCGGTACGTTTATCGAGCGCACTGACGTAACCCACACGAACACGGGCCGTACAACTCGGATCCCGCCGGACGAGATGCCACCTGAACTCGACGTAGTGCCGAGCGACGGGCCGGATAGCGCATACGTCCCGGAGACGGCGGCTCATTGGGCTCAGTTAGAGATTCCGTCGCCCACGCATCTTTACCTATGCCAGGAGACGAGCGGTTCGCTTGTCGATCAGTTGGGCGGACAGAATGCGACCGCTGGCGGTTCGAATCACCTCTACCAGCAGAGTGTCGCCGCTTGGACGCGGAAGTTCGTGGGCTTTTCCGTCGACACCGCTAATGCCCGGTGGGAGAGAGCCGCTCGAATCATCGCCAGCGGAGAGTCTGTGGCCATGCTCATCTATGCGTCATTCGCCTCGAATACAGCGACGCGACAGCTCGCTAGTGCTGGCGGATCGGGGATAGTTAATCGTGGGCCGGCGCTCACGGTGGGCGGCGTAACCAATAGGCCGGGCGTTTTTACCAACGGGATCCAGGCGTTTGGCACTCTTGCCCATGATGGCTTGGCAGCCGTACATCCGTATTTAATAGTCCGCAACGCAGTAACCAACGAAACCAAGTGCTTCACCGACCTGGAGCAGTTCTCGGTTACCCACTGGGAGGGTGTTTCTGATCTGGTCGGAGCTCATATCGGGGCCTTTGGCGGGACTACCCGGATCAGTCGCTACGGTTATTGGGCTCTTTGGGAGCCGGCGCAGGCGCAGGCACTGATCGCTGCCGGCCTCGCAAACAAAACGCTGCTGTCGACGTTGGGCTGGACTATAGCCTACTGAAAAGACAGTAAAAATCAGCGTTCCCGACAACGTAGCACCGTCGACCCGTCGACGCTATACTTTGAACGTGGCTGGCGCACTGTCGAATCATGTCAGTTTAACTATTACTCAAGATTCGCTCGGGATTGCGCGAGCCGGCTTTGGGATTCCGTTGATCCTGAGCCACAACGCGACTTTCCCGGAACGGATTCGTTTCTACACCGATATCGCCGGGGTCGCCGAAGACTTCGCCGATTCTTCGAGCCCTGAGTATCGCGCGGCCGTCGCTCTCTTCTCGCAGTCTCCGCACCCGGAGACTATCGCGATCGGTCGTGCCGCCGGCGCGGTGACGCAGAAGTATGAGATCGCTGTAGCGTCCGTGCGGAATTCGCACACGTACTCGATCGCTGCTGATGGCGAGGGCTTCGACGCCGAGAGCGCTACCTACGCAAGCGATACCGCTGCCACCCGACAAGAGATCGCGAACGGGTTGCTGACTGATCTGAATACGATCGTCGATAAGAACTACACGGCGACGTTTCAGCCGCTAGTTTTCTCGGACACTGAGTTCACCGGAGAGGCCGACGACGACTCTATCAATTTTGCCGCGCCTGTCACACTTGAAACCGGAGACGGACCGTTCCAAGTCAGCAACGCCGGCGGTGCGCTGCCTTCAGGTCTGACCGCGCTCACCGACTACTGGTACATCAAAGTCACCACGACGAAAGGTCAGCTAGCTACGTCCCTCGCTAACGCGCTGGCAGGCACCGCTCAACCTCTGAGTGATGATGGCACCGGGACTCAAACCATTAGCGACACTGCAAACACCGTCTCTCCGTATGCAGGTATCGTCGTCACTGGTACCGCGGCCGGCGATTGGTTCTCCCTGGAAGTGGACCCGGCTGATCTGTCGATCGAGCAGACTCACGCCGACGCGGACGTCGACGATGACCTCGCTGCCATCCTTCTCGAGGATTCTAGCTGGTACGCGTTGGTCACTCTGTATAACTCCCGCAGCTACGTGCTCACGGCCGCAGCGTGGTGCGAGACGAATCGGAAGCTCTACGGCCCAACCGTGAACGAGACTGATGCGATCACGGTCGCAGAGAACGAAGCCAACACAGACACACTGCAGGAAATCAAGAACGAGAGCTACTCATATACGTTCGGGTCTTATCACCCGTCTCCTGCAGAGTTCTTCTCGTCCGCGTGGATGGGCCGCTGTCTCCCGATCGAGCCGGGTGCCGGCACCTGGAAGTTCCGCAATCTGGCCGGCGTGACGCCAGTGAATCTCACCGCGACGCAACGCCTTAATCTCGTCAACCGGCGCGCCAATTCGTACGAGGAAGTTGCCGGTGTGGCGATCACGTTTGAAGGCACCGTCGGAAGCAGCACCTTCCTGTTTATAGACAACCGTCGCAATCTCGACTGGCTCGAAGATGACATGTCGAAAGAAGTCTTCGGCGCGCTCGCGGGCGCGGAGAAAATCCCGTTCGAAGACGAGGGTGTGTCCGTTATCGAGTGCGCTGTACGCGCGTCGTGTCAGCGTGCAGTTGATCGACGAATCTTTGCGCGGAATCCGGCGCCGGCAGTCACTGTCCCGAAGGTGGCGAGCGTCAGCACCAGCGACAAAGCGCTGCGCCTGCTTCCCAATGTCAAATTCTCCGGCACCCTGGCGGGCGCTATCCACAAAGTCACCGTGACTGGAACGGTATCCGTCTAAGGAGCGAACGTGGCTGAACTACTTCATACCTATGATCCGGGCCTCGTTACTGTGACCTTCGGCCCCATTCTCATTACCGGGTACGGCCCCGAAGACTTCGTGACGGTTAAACGCACCGAGCCGACCTTCGAGATGACCGCCGGTGCCGGCGGAGATGTTGTGCGTGTGCGTAAACGAAGGCGCGACGGGACGGTTACGCTCACTCTTCTTCAAGCTAGCCCGACGAACGATCTGCTGTCGGCGATACTGGCAGAAGACGAGGAACTTGGGACCGGGATTCGACCTTTCATGCTGAAAGACCTCAGCGGTACCACGCTCGTTGCTGCACCGGCCGCCTGGATCCAAGGGTATCCCGAGGTTGGCCGCGGCGCTGCAGCCGGTACCGTCGAGTGGATGATTGACTGCGCCAGGTTGAGCAAGCTGGTAGGTGGGCAAATCATCGTCGGCTAAGCAGGCGACCGCCTGCGGTTAGGAGCAGAACTGTGGGACCAAAAACCGAGACCCGTACCATCGACGGGTTAGAGATCACGATCACGCAGCTCCCTGTGTGGGACGCTCTGGAGCTCAGTTCTCAAATCCTTGGCGCGATTGATGTAGAGCAGGACCTAGGCAACCTCACGCGGCCGAACCTGCTGCTCTTTCTTCGCGTCTGTAAAATCCTTCCGCCAGATCAGGTGCGGAAGCTGGTGTCTTCGCTCCTGCGCGGCGCACGCGCGTTATATGCGGAGAAGGATGGCGAGCAAGCGAAGTTCGTCGAGCTCACTGATCCGCGAGTGGTTGAAAAGGTTTTCTACGGAAAGTTGCCGACACTGCTGAAGGTCGCGTTCTTCTCTGTCGAGGTGAACTTCCTCAGTTTTTTCGACGAACCGTCGCTCGGTACCGACAGCGAATCCGAAGCGACGGCGGAGGTCAACAGCGCAGCATGAAGTGGCCGAACCCAGCACTCGCACCAGCGCACGCGTTGTGGGTCTCAGGTCGCCTGTCCATAACCGAGCTCAACGCCATCTCTATCGATGACCTCCAGGACTTGGTAGAGGTCGTGATCGCACACAACGAGGCCCGGCAGTGAAGGTCGCTGACCTATTCGCCGAGTTGAAGATTGACGTCGATCCGGCGACGGTTGCGAAGCTTGACCGTGCTCTTAACGCGGCAGATGCGAAGATTAAACGTAAGACGAAAGGCTGGGCAAAGTTTGCCAAGGGTGCGGCGGGCCTCGCGTGGGATGCGACGCAACTAGGAGTCACCGCCTTAGCCGCCGGCATGGTGGTCGCTACGAAGGACGCCCTCGATTTCGACAAAGCGCTGACGCAACTCGGTATCAATAGCCAGCACGCACTCGGCACGTACGACGAGATGAAGAAGCGCATCCTCGACGTCTCGAAAGCAACCGGGCAAGCGAAGGAAGAGATCCTTGCAGGTGCTGCGGCGTACACGGCAATCACTGGCGATGGCAAAGGCGCAGCCGAGCAGATGGAAACCTTCTCGAAGGTCGCCGTCGCGACAGGTTCGAATATCGAGGACATCGCGCGTACAGCCGCTGCGTTGAAGCAGAACCTGCAACTCGACCCAGCCGACTTCGAGAAGACTTTCTCCATCCTGATCCAGGGCGGTAAGAAAGGCGCAGTCGAGCTCAACGAACTGGCCAGTGTCTTCGCCGGCCTCGCGCCGCTAGCGAATCAGTTCGACCAGGGCGCTGGCGTCAAAGGCGCGTCTCGCCTGGCCGCCGCGCTTCAACTCGCCCGTCAAGGCTTCGGGTCGACGTCCGAGGCGGCCAATGGTCTCGAGCGACTCATGGGCTCTATCCGGCAGAACGCGAAACTGTTTAAAGCCGGCGGGGTCCAGGTCTTCGACGTCAAGAAGAACGAGAAGGGCCAGACCGTCAAGACGCTCAAGTCATTCGACGAGATTATCGAGTCGATCGCGGACAGCAAACTGGCGCGCGACCCAGCACTCTTAACGCGGGCGTTCGGCAGCAAAGAAGCCTACGCCGCGTTTATCCAGCTCACGAAGAATAAGGGCGCCTGGGATGCGCTTACCGAGTCAACGCTTCAAGCGAACGACGTGCAAGAGGATTACGCGGAGAAGCAGGCGAGCTCTTCTTTCAAAGCGGAGAAAGCTTGGAACAACCTGAAGGTTGCCGTTGCCGAAGCGTTCACGTCGGAGCGTCTCGAGAAGTTCGCGAAAGGGCTTGAGAAGATCCTCGGCATCACCGTGAAGATCGTTGATGCACTCGATCGTCACTTTGACACCGAGTACAGCGACGAGACAGAAGGCGGGAAATCGCCGTTCGGAGACCCGGAGGTAGAGAAGAACCGTTACCTCCGAGAGCATTTGTTTGAGTTCGATCCTGATAAAATGAAAAAGGCCGAAGACGTGGCGGCTCGGGTTGCGCTCGGTAACAAACTGCACCAGGAGGGCCGGTTCGAGGACGCCATGGCGGTCTCCGCTGGCGCGCCGCTCGACATGTTTAAAACCGGTGCCGCGGCGGCCGCGGGCACGACCGTGATCAATAACAATAATAATCCGGTGATCAACGTGACGAGCAACTCGGCCGACCCGGCCGAAGTCGCGAACCAAGTCGACCAGCGCCTGCAGCAGCATTACCGCGACGCGAGCGCATCACAGGGGGCCGGGCTATGAGCGTCACGATTGTTCGACAGTCGACGCCAGGTGCGACCAGTGCGACACGACTCGAGGACGAGTCCGGCCTGTCACTCGACGCCGCGCAGATCATCAATCCGACTTTCGACTCCGAGGTCACCGACTACCCGGTCGAGTCGGAGGCGGATCATGTAGACAATGTTCGACCGCGGCCGGTTGTTCTGCAGCTGGAAGGTATTGTCTCCGACACTCCGATCGGCGAGTCCGCCGTGCCACCGGTCGACGAGTTCGGCACCAGACGAAGTGTTGAAGCATTAGCTTTTCTCCTCGAGACTCGTAAGAACCGGGCGCTAGTCACCGTTCGCACACCCGAGCTCGACTATCGGAATATGGCGATCGAGAGTCTGCAGGTTCGACAGGATCCCGACACCGGCGATGCGTTGTTTTTCACCGCTACGTTCAAACAAGTACGTATCGTCACAAACGAACGTGCCACTATCCGCGTGTCAGTTCCTCGTGCGCGTAAGAAGGTGAACTTGGGGAACAAAGCCGCGATCCCGGCGGCCACGCCGCTGGGTTGGGTGATTGAGGACGAAGAGCAGCAGCTCAGTCGTGTCGTTCCTTACGATGAAGCGTTAAGTCGGCCGGCGTGGAGTGCTCCGGCCCCGTCGCAACAGGTGTCTAGGTAAACATGGCCGCACTTCTTCCACTGCAACCGTCTCTTCCTAACTATCGCGTAGGGACCGCGCTCGATGGGGAGCAGTATGTTTTAGATGTTCGGTGGAACGGTCGCGACGAAGCTTGGTATTTAGATCTCCTTCAGGAGGACGAGACACCGATTGCACACGGTCTCAAGCTGGTACTCGGTGCGGCCATCGGGAGCGGGGTGGCGAATTCGAACTTCCCGCCCGGAGTCTTCGTTTGCCGCGATTTGTCTAATGAAGGGCGAGACGCCGGTTTCGATGACATGGGAACTCGTGTCGTTGTTTATTATTTCCCCGATTCGGAGAAGACCTCGTCATGATGAGGTACTTCAAACGCAATGCGCGTGTGACGATCAGCCAGCCGGCCGAAGGTAACCAGTTTTTCCGGCAGCAGGTGACGAACGTCACCACGGTCACCGACCTTCGCGTGACATTCACGGTCGAGAAGTCGCTGGAGCATGATCCGAATACATGCCAGCTCGCGATCTTTAACTTGGCCGAGCGGACGCGAATGCAGCTTCAACGGAAACCTACTCATGTTCGCGTCGAAGTCGCCTACGATGATCAGTTCTCGCGACTCTTTGAAGGCGACCTGCAGTGGGCCGAGTCGAATCTCGACCGTGTTGATTGGGAGACTCGGCTCCAGTTAGGCGACGGTCTCCGAGCCTATCGACATGGGCGGATCAGTAAGGCATATCAAGGCGGAGCCACGGTTAAACAGCTTGTAACCGATACCGCTAAGAGTATGGGTTTGTCTTTGCCGCGTACGGTCACGGAGGCCAAAGAGCTTCAGAAGCAGTTCGCCAATGGCGTTACTTTGAGCGGGCCTGCTTACCGTGAAATGACGCGCTTACTCAAACCGCTTGGAAAGCAGTGGTCAATTCAGGATGGCCGCCTTCAAATTCTCGGCGGTAGCGAGACGCGCGCGGACGATGTTATCCGTATCGCTAGCGACACCGGAATGAAAGGCTCGCCTTCATTCGGCACGCCGCCGGATAAGAAACGCCCTCCGATCTTACACGTGACGACGCTCTGCCGACCTGAGATCACGCCAGGCGGGCGCATCCTGGTTGAGTCCAAGGTGGTGAGTGGTTTGTTCCGTGTCGAACGTGTGCGTCATAGCGGCGACACACACAGCAATGTTTGGGATTCCGACATTGAGGCAATACGTTTATGAGCAACACACCGACATTATCTGAAGTGTTGCGTACTGCTATCGCCGCCCAGCAAGGCGACATCTTCACCGCTCTACCTGCTCGAGTTGAGAGTTATGACTCAACGCGGCAGAAGGTGACTGTCCAGCCGCTTCTGAAACGCGGTTATAAAGATGAAGCTGATGAACGCCAGGCCGAATCACTTCCGGCCATTCCCGACGTTCCGGTAGCGTTTCCTGGCGCTGGCATTATCAGTATCACCTGGCCGATCGCTTCTGGCGCGACCGGGCTTCTAATCTTCACGAGCGGCAGCCTCGACAAGTGGAAGTCAAAAGGTGGTGAAGTTGATCCGGGTGACGATCGACGTAATACGCTGAGCGACGCGGTCTTCATTCCCGGTCTGCGACCGTTCTCTGATCCGGTGGACTCGGCGGGGGTGCACGCAACGGCGATGGTTATTGTTGCGCCGCTTATCCACGCGGGCGGGTCGGCTCAGCTTGCGACGAAAGCGGACATCGATGCTCTCGAGTCATATATCGGATCGCATGTTCACACGGGCGTGACACCCGGCACGCCATTGCAGGTTAGCGGTACGCCGTTGACCAGTCCTCCTAGCGCGTCTGGTACGCAGATCTTGAAAGGTGCTTAATGACTTGTCGTGGCGCTATAGTACCAGGTCCAGACGGAGGCGGAGGCGGCGGAGGTCTCGACGGCTTAACCGGCTCCGGGGTAATCCAGAACCTCGAAGAGCCGGTTACCGGTCAAGTAATTGATGTTCGATATAGGACGCGTCTCACTTCGTGGCCGCTGGCCGGCAACGACGAGTCGACGGCTCAGTATGCAAGGCTCGACCCGGATCCCGGTCCTGATGGTCTTCATCCTTGGATCCACTATTGGGAGATCACTGATAACCAGACCGACGGAAACCGCGGCGGGGCTGTCAAAGTGATTCACGCGGGCCACGGTGACGCCTTCGATACCATCCTTCTAGGGACCGATGCTGTTGGTTACGAAGCGGCTACGTATCAGGATTCGACTAGAGGCTTTATTGCGACTCTTCAGTATCTGAGTGGAGCGCCTGCCCCTATCCCAAACTCGATCCACTACATCGCACTCTGGGATTCTCCGACCGTTCCTAACTTCGGGCACATGCTCTTCCAGGAGACACCTGGGCATAGCATCACGATTCAGAAGTATGACGGCGTGAACGGCGGTGGCCCGGCCGCTCAAGATGGCATCGTCCAGATTCGTATCGTCGAGAACGATTACGGATTGAATCGGTTTGCTGTTTACAACGACGGACGCCTGCGAATGCAGAGCTTGAACGCTACCGTCGGTGATCAGTTCAACCCCTCACCGTTCCTCGAGTTATTCGGTGCGCGCTGGAACGGTGCAGCGAGCGTCAGCTGCAGCGCGCAGCTGGTTCTCAACCAAGTATCAGCTACCGCAGGCAATAGCGAGCTCCGTATCAACATCGGCGACTCAGGCTCGGAGACGTTGATTGCGATGTTTACGGGCACCGGGCACGCGAGCGGCGCGTGCCTCGATATGCAGACGCACAACGTCATCAATGTCGGCGGTATCACCTTCTCCGGTGCTGCTTCTCTTGACCTTCAAGGCGGAGACATCACGACTGTCGATGACATTACATTTCAAGGTTCTAGTTCTTTGCTGGACCTGCAGGGCGGAGATATCAGCAACGTCGACGACCTTACGTTTCTAAACTCGAGCTCGGTCATCGATATGCAGGGCGGCGACATTACCGCCGTCGATGACCTGACCTTCGGAGGCTCTGGCTCGGTGATCACCATGAACTCCGGGACTATCGTCGGCTGCGGCGGGCTTACCATGGCGACGAGCGTCGGTAACTTGGATTTGCAGAACGGCACGATTAGCAACTCTGGCAACATCACGATGAAGGCAGGCGGCGCGAACTTAGACTTGCAGGCCGGAGCAATCCAAAACGTGACTTCGATCGACGGGTCATCCTATGCCCGCATGTTGGGTTTTGCGGCCGACGGTGATCCGGGCGCAGTTGCGAGCACGCTAATGATCACGAATGCCACGGGCGTGGGCGACGGAGCGCAAACTAATCTGAAGGCGCCAGCACAGGGCACGGGCACGGGACCTGCCAGCCTCGACGCTGTCGGGTGGTTCAAGGTTTACGACGGCACGAACACTCGTTGGGTGCCGATGTTTGCTTAGGAGCGAATTATGAAAAACATCACCATTCCAGATCCCGTACCCTTCAAATCTGCCGTTCCAGGACCGCAGCGATACTCAGATCCGCTTCCGTTTCTGGAATTTGTCGGTCGGATCCTCGGGAACATTTCCGGCACTCTAGAGATAGCGCAGGCTATCAGCCACGCGAAACAAGCGATTAAGAAAGCTGTAGATAGCGGCCTCGGCGCCTGTGAAATATCCGACCACGATCTTCAGGTGCTCGTGGCTGTTTGTAAGCAGCGCCAGATGCACATGTTCGACTTCGAGCAGCTCGAGAGCTTCTTCGCCGCTATCACCGAAGCAGGAGATCAGAAATAAATGCTGATCGCTTTCGCAGCATACGACTCAAACAACTCGCCTTTAGCGGGGCTAACGCCGACGTGGCTCGCGACGTTCGATGCTGAGACCGGCACAGCTGCGAGCGAACCGTCCATCGAAGAGATCAGCGGCGGCGCATATAAGTTCGAGCTGCCGGTCGATGTTGCTGACTTCTGCGGGACGATTGATCTCGGTGCGACCGCTACCCCTCGTTACTTGCATGTCGAGGCTTTTCTCAACACTACTTTTGCAGCGTTCGACGGAGACGGCGTGCCGCTTACCGGCCTGACTCCTACCTGGAGTTTACTCAAAGACGTATCGACTGAAGCAGATCTCCCGCTGCCTAGCTTCAGTGAGCTAGGCGACGGAATCTATAAATTCGAGACGCCGGCTAACGCCGTTGGTCTTATAGCGGTCGGGGGTACTGCGTCCCCTGCTTATCTATCTTTTAGCAGCGCGGTCGACGATGTGCAGCCTGTCGTCATCACTGGTGTAACTCCGCCGGAGCCCTCGCACGTGTTCCGCAACACAATCGTCGAGTTTGATCTTGACGATAGCCAGACCCTCTCGCTGTTCATCCTTATTGTTTCATCTCGTAACGGTGATTCTGTCTGCGAAGTTGCGTACGACAGCCTCAACGGATTCCGAGGGAAGTACCGCAACACGCGCAGCACAACCAACGGAACGCATTTTACGGTGTGGCGAACCGGTGGCTGGTCATTTCCGCCGAAGTTCGAATTCGTGCCAGTGCTTTCAACTGGAAACTTAGGAGTAGTCGACGATGCCTAGTTTCCCGTCAGTTAGTTGGGAGCTAGCGCCCGAGCAGGTCGTTACTCTCGAGGCCGCCGGGATAGAGATACCGGATGAGCCGATCGATCTGATGCTGGGTGACGACAGTGATTTGCTCATCGGTACCGACCTCAGTTTCACAACTGGCCTAGAGGCGGTCGTGCAAGGCTGTCATTTGCGCCTGCTGTTGTTTCGAGAAGAGTGGTTTTTAGATCTTGATCGCGGGATCCCGTATCACCAGGAGATCCTTGGCCACAACTTCGAAGACAGTGAAGTGCGGATACGGAACGCGTTCCGCGAAGAGCTGTTGTCAGTTCCAAACGTGCTCGAGATCCCAGTGTTGCGGCTGGAATACGACTCGCCCGTGCGGACGCTGTCTATTCGCTGGAAGGTACGGACCACGTTCGGCGAGTCGAGTCTTCAAACAACGGAGGTAGGCTAAAATGCCCTTCGGATTACTCAGTACTGGATTTGTTCCTAAAACGCTCGAAGATCTGCGCGGCGAAGTCAACGACGATGAGAAGTCAGCATTCGGCGCGTCTATAGACGTGAGTGACGTCTCGTTACTCGGACAGATTAACGGCATTTTCTGCGAGCAGCTGGCGGAAGTTTGGGAAGAGCTCGAGGCTGTTTACCACTCGCAAGGCTCGGACGAATCGACGGACGCCGCGCTTGACGCCGTGTGTTTACTGACCGGAACTGTCCGCGAGGAAGCGAGAAGTTCGGCGGTCACACTCACGTTAACAGGAGACAACGGGACGGATGTTCCGGCGGGGAGCCAGGCTAGTGTTGACGGAACTGGCGACTTGTTCGAGACGCTGGCGGAAGCTACTCTCGTGACCCTCACCGCGTGGGCGGGTACCACGGCGTACGTGATCGGCGATCGTCGAACGAACGCTGATCGGGCGTACGTGTGCATCACTGCCGGGACTAGCGCCGGCTCCGGCGGGCCGACAACGACGAGCGACGACATTACCGATGGCACGGTGCACTGGCGGTACATGGGCGAGGGTGACGCGGCCGTTGACGCGGAGGCCGAATCGGTCGAGACCGGGCCGATTGTCGGTAACTCGGGCACTATTACTATTATCGAAACGCCGGTGAGCGGCTGGCAGTCAGTGATCAATCTTTTAGACGCGGACTTAGGCGCGGACATTGAAACTGACGAGTCGCTCCGTATTCGTCGAGAGCTAGAACTCGCGCGTGCAGGCAAGGCGCCGGCAGACGCGATCCGCGCCGACATTCTTGATGTTGAAGCTGTTACGCACGCGACCGTGTTCTACAACGACACCGACGCGACTGACTTGGACGGCGTACCGCCACACTCGGTTGAGGTCCTCGTGCGCGGCGGAGACGACCAGGACATCTGGGATGCGTTGTTCGACTCGGTCGCCGCCGGTATCCGTATTTATGGCACTGAAGAAGGCACGACCGTCGATAGCGAGGGTACCGAGCACGATGTCGCGTTCACTCGCCCGGAGGAAGTCGAGATCTACATCGACGTGTTCGTCACGAAGGATCCCAACACTTATCCGGCCGACGGCGATGACCAGATTAAAGAAGCTATTGTAACCGCGGGCGATGCGCGCGACGCGGGCCTCGACGCTGTCGCGTCGTGGGTGAGTGCTCAGGTTTTTAAAGTCACCGGCGTGCTCGATGTCACCGATGTGCAGCTCGACGACGCGCCTAGCCCGACAACCGGCACAACGGTCCCTATAAACAACCGTCAGCTCGCAACGTACGACACCTCGAGAATCACAGTTACTGCAATTAACGGTACTCCATAATGCCTCTTACTCAAATCACAGACCGCGTCGAGCGCGCCCTCGCGCGCCTGCCGCAACAGCACAAGGACAAGGCGAATATCCGTGCGCTGGTTACTGTGTTTGTTACGCAGGTGCAGGAGCTATCGGACGCGGCCTGGCAGTTGTACACCCTGCGGCGCATTGATACCGCCGAGGGTGTTCAGCTCGATCAGCTCGGTGACATCGTCGGCCAGCCGCGGGCTGGTTTAAGCGATGATGACTATCGCCGCTATATCCGCGCACGTGTCGCTACGAACCGCTCGCTTGCATCCGTCGAGGAACTGATCAAGATCACTCGTCTGATCGTTGACGATGACGCTCTACTAGTGCAGGCCGAGCGACACAACATCGCGACAATCATCATCCGCTTACTCGATGTCGCGACCAGTGACGATCTGGCTGACATCGTTTTCAGCTTCCTCTTCAAAGCCAAGGCGGCGGGCGTGCGGCTGATCCTTGAGTCTTCCGCCGAAGAGCCAGGTGAGTGGCTGATCCTTGATGTAGGCAACCTAGATTCCAAAAAACTGATCGACGCCAGGAGTTAAACCATGGCTGATAAACCTGTAGTAGCTGATTCCCGTTGGGCGACCGACGAAACCAACAACACCGCACCGAGTAGCGGTCAACGAGATACCGGCTGGACGGCTGGCCAGATCGCAGTTAGCGACTACTTCAACGTCCTAGCGCTGGAAGCTTACAAGTGGTTTCTATATCTCTCAGACGGCGCTCTTACGGGAAATCACACAATCGACGGCACCTTCGGTGTCACCGGCAATGTCGACTTCGACGCCGACCTCAACGTTGACGGTAGTGTGGTCATCGACGGTAACGTCACGCTCGGCGGACAGTTCGTCGGCACACTTGAATCCGACGACTTGCTCATCAACGACGACGCTGTGATAACAGATGACGCGTCTGTCGGAGGCGACTTGACAGTAACCGGGAATATCTACCACGGAGAGATCACGCGGTTAGTGACAATCCCGTTTTTAGAGCCGGGTTTAGGTTACACCGGCTCTATTAACAAGATGGTCGGTACTGTCGGCAACGTCGGTACGGGCGATCGTTACTATGCTTTTAACCACGACTCGCCCTTGGCGATTGATCTCCCTGTTGAGATAGGGGAACGGATTAAATCGGTTAAAGCGAAAGTCCGTTGTAATGACAGCGGTGGCACCCAACAAATTCACCTAGCAGTTCACTCACAACTTATGACGGATGCTGTTGCTCCCCCGGGCACCGTAGCTCAGCTTGGATCTACTCAAACCATTACCGACGGCACCGGTAATTTCCAATCACTCACCGTATCGAGTCTAACTACCGTTGTTGCGGCGGATACCGCATACAGCGCATTTTTTCAGATAAACGACACAGGTTCGCCGCCTGGCGATGTCCGGCTGTATGCCCTTTGGGTAACCGTGGATCGCGTGCCGTAATGACTAAACGTCGCGAAGACATCTTCTCGGCTGAGAGACGCAAGCGACAGCGGCGGATTGCCGCTGTCGCGGGCGTGGTGCTAGCTCTCGCCTGCAAGACTTTACCGCCGGACTACCAAGCGCCGTGCGAAGCAGTTACCAAAATCACCGCTATCTCGTGCGGTGGAGGTGCATCATGAAATCTATACTCTCGTTCTTCTCGCTTTTTGCCATCGCCTTTCTGTCGTTCGTCGCGACCGCGTTCGCGGCTGAGGCGGCCACATCGGACGCGCCGGCGGACATGTTCAAGGCGCTCGTTGACGCAGCGCGTAGCGGGCAATACGCACTCGCCGGCTTTACCGCTCTTTCTGCGCTCGTTGCTCTGGCCTGGCGCTACGGTGGGAAGTTCTGGCCCTGGCTCAACACAGGCGAAGGGAAGGCGCTTCTGACGCTTGTCGGCGGTTTTGCGGCGACGGTCTGCACCGGGCTGGCCGGCGGAGGTGCTCTGTCCGCCGGGTTGTTGTGGTCTGCTGTAGGTGCCGCAGCTACCTTAGCCGGCGGGTATGCGCTGCTCAAAGAGCTCGTAGTTCCTCGGTTGGTCTGGCTGCAGGGTCGTAAGTGGATGCCCGGCTGGGCGAAGACCGTCATCGACCTGGCTCTTTGGGTCTTCGCAAAAGACCGAGCCACCGTGGCGAAAGCGGAAGCAGCCGGCCAGGCCGCGGTCGACGCAACTCCGACCAATGGACTCTCCGGCGCCATCGGAGTCGCTCGTGAATACCCGTAAACGTTTGGTGGTAACGGCTGCTGCGCTCGTTGCGTTCCTGCTCCGACCTGCGAGCGTGGCGGCCGACCCCTCTTTCGACGTTATTCCGTTGACGCCACCGACGGAATATCTACATGTTACCGTACCATTCACAGTAAAAATCGAAGGTGTCGACGGTTTAGCGTTGCCACCGTCCTATATCCTGAGCGAAACTGTTCACGACAAACTTGATGCGCACGTGCGAACACTCGAGAAAGATCGGACCCGCTGCGAAGCGGAAAAGAAGTTCTATCGAGAGTCGGCTAGCTCGTCGCGCGTCTTGTGGCTCACTGCCGTCGGCCTGGCCGCGATAATTGGCGGAACTGTCGGCGCAATTGCTTTCTAAACCCCCTCGCTTAGGAGCTGTCGTGATATCTGCAAAGCGCCGCGCACAATGGGACGAAGCCATTCTCAAGTGGGTCGCCCCTCTCGCCTCGAAATCCCACAACCAGGAAGAGTTGATTCAGAAACTGCGATCTCGGTGTCCGAGCTTGCCGGTTTTACCCGTCCGCACCTTCGAGAACTGGGTGTCGCGTCTTCGTGCCGCGGGACACACCAAACAGCTGCCGCCGCTGCGCGATCTGTTTCTGAAGCGTGAACCGGACAAGCTGCCGCCGTTGAATCCTGGCGATGTCCACTGGAAGCTACCGGATGAGCGCCGCGCTGCGTTCACAGACGCGCAGATCTTCGTCGTCACCTCGGCACTTAATAACGTTGAGCTGAACAAACCATTCTGGAAGGCGCTGCTTGGTTACTGCGAAGCGCGTAACGCCGAGCTCATTGTTATCCCTGCGCGATACAAAAATCCGACCACGCGTGGTGAGGATAAACACAGCATTTATCGCGCCTGGTGGCCGATGGAAACGCACCAGTACCTGACCGACGAGAACCTGCAGCTTCACGAACACCTCGTGGTTATGGGTCAAGTGCGCGTGGGCGCGACCGCCTCAAGTCCGCTCGAAGGTCTCGAGGCGATCAGCCGCGGCAGCTCCGCAATCTTCGGTCACGCACAGCTCGGTCTGAAGATGGTCCCGTCGCCGCGGCGTAAAATGCCGAAGGCTATCTACTCAACCGGTACGGTTAGCGCGGAGCTGCAGTACAGCACGACGCGCGCCGGCGCGAGAGCGAACTTCGTGCATACGCCGGCCGCGCTTGTTATCGAGAAAGAAGGCCCGCGCTTCCACGTGCGCCAGCTCATGGGCGACGAGAAGGGCGGATTCTACGATATCGACTGCGTCTACTACGGGCCGAACGGTCCCGGTGACACTGCGCGACCGAAGGCGCTTATCGAAGGCGACGTCCACGTCGAGTTCAGCGACAAAGCGTGTCGCGAAGGTACGTACGGCGAAGGCGGAATTGTCGAAGCTACCGAGCCGGAGGTGATCGTAAGTCACGACGTGCTTGACTCGTACGCCGTCAATCATCACACCGAGAAAGACCCGGTCGTGCAGATCGGGAAGCGCGGCGTCGGAATGCACCTTCTAGAGAAGGAGCTTAGGAACGTCGTCAAGTTTATCAAAGAGACTACGCCCGCGAACTCCGAGCGCTGGATCGTACCCTCGAATCACCACGATCACCTGACGAAGTGGCTGAAGAAAGCGACGCCGCTATCAGACCCGGACAACGCCCAGCTTCTCGTGAAGTTGTGGGCCGAGTGGGTCGATACGATCGAGATGACTGACCGCGGCGTGCGCGCGGCCGATCCGCTGGAGTTATATGCGCGCCCGCACGTACCCGAGTCCGTGCGTTTCCTCTCTCGTGATGAAGTCGCGGAAATCGCCGGCGTTGTTGTGTCGTACCACGGCGACCACGGAATCAACGGACAGAAGGGAACGCTAAACCAGTTCGACCGCATCGGCGCGCGTACTGTGACCGGGCACTCGCACACGCCGGGTATCATCCGCGGCGCGTGGGCGGTCGGCACGAGCTCCAGACTGTCGCTCGAGTACACGAGTGGTCCGAGCACGTGGGCGCACGCGCATTGCCTCATCTGGCCGAACGGCAAGCGACAGCTCGTCTTCATCATCGGCGGGAAGTGGCGACGCGAGCCGGAGAAGAAACGCAAGGGGAAGAAGGCGGCGTGAATGTCCTGGCTTTATGTGCCGGGTTGCTCGGCCTCGAGCGCGGAATCCGTCTCGCCGGAGTCAGCGCTCGCTGCGTCTGTGCTGTGGAGAGGGAAGCCTTCCCCGCCGCACTTATGGTTGCGCAGATGGAAGCAGGTGCCCTGGCTCCGTTTCCTGTCTGGAGTGACCTTGTTACCTTCGACGGGCGACCGTGGCGTGGGGTTGTGGATTGCGTTACTGCAGGCTACCCCTGCCAGCCGTTCAGCCAGGCCGGCAAACGACTCGGAACTGACGATCCGAGACATCTCTGGCCGCACGTCCGCCGCGTCATCCGAGAATGCGAGCCGGAATGGGTCTTTCTCGAGAACGTTCCCGGGCACCTGTCGCTCGGATTCGACGTTGTGGCCCGAGACCTTCAAGATTTGGGTTTTAGGGTTACGGCGGGACTATTCGACGCGGAAGAAGTCGGCGCGCCTCATCTGCGCAAAAGACTCTTCGTGCTGGCCCACGCCGAGCGTGAAGGGGAACTACAATCAAGCGGGCGCGAGTCTGAAGAGCGGCAACGGTCTCGCGACTCTCTCTCTCTCTCTCTCTCTCTCTCTCTGGGCGACGCCGACCGCTCGAGACTGGAAGGACGGAGCGAACCCATCGATGAAGGCGCCGACGAAAGGTCTTCTCGGTCGTCAAGCGGTTCGTTTTTCCCGCCTCACCCTGTGCCAGAGCTGTGGGTCGACGTGCCGGAAGAGCTTAAACCCGCTGTTTGTCGAGTGGCTCATGGGGTTCGAGATCGGACTGACCGACTTCGAGCGCTGGGAAACGCAGTCTGTCCGCAACAAGCGTCGTTCGCGTTCAGCAAGCTAATGAAGGAGTTTATATGAGCGAGCTCACAGTCACCATAATCATGGCCGCTCTAACCCTCGGGATCATCGGTTGGGATGTCTGGCTCTGGCTGGATCAGCGAGACGGTAACACGATCACCGAGCGTGTCCGTTACTGGGATCAAAAGATCCGGCTCTTGAAGTTCCTCATCACTTTCGCGTTCGGTCTTCTCACCGGTCATTTTTTCTGGACGTAAGGAGCGGTAAATGATTATTGGACTACTCGGTAAAGCCGGCAGCGGGAAGACCACGGTCGCAAACTGGTTGCGCGACTCGTACGGTGCGCAGAAGTTCTCCTACGCCGCGCCGCTGAAGGAAATGGCGCGACGGATTTATGGGCTTACCGACGCGCAGCTATTCGGCACGCAGGAAGAGAAGGAAGCCGTCGATCCACGTTACGGGAAGTCATCTCGCCAGCTCCTGCAGTTCCTCGGCACGGACGTGTGCCGAGACGTACTCGGTAGCGACGTGTGGGTCAACGCGGCAATGGGCGCGCTACGCCACGGTATTACGTGGGTGTGTGACGACCTTCGTTTCCCGAACGAGTCGCGCGCAATCCGATTGCGAGGCGGGATCGTCGTCAAGCTTATCTGCCCGGATCGCCCGTCGAACGACAACGGCGAACACGCCAGCGAGCAAGTCGACAGCGTCCCGTTCGACTACGTTCTTGAATCACGCCGCGCCGATGGCGACTTAATTGAACGCGCACAGCGCATGTTCGGCCAAATCCTCGGAGATAAGAAGTGAGGCTCTTCGAGAAGATAGCGTCACTTATCCGCCAACTGAAGCTGGCGATATCGCCAAAAGAAACTGGTATTGCGTCTCCGCTCGGTGTGGATGCTGACGGCTGGTTGGTAGGTGACGGAGTCAAGCATGTTCCGAGTCACCCGTCGTGGTTCGACGGCCCGTTCGCGTCTGAGAAGCCGAAGGCGATTGTCTGGCACTATACCGCGACGAAGTACGGGACCGGGATGAACATGGCCAAGCGCCGTGCGCGAGCGTTCAGTGAAGTGAAGAAAGAGGATCCGAAGCTTCATGTTGGGAGCTGGCACGTCACCATCTGTCGCGACGGCTCGATTATTCAGCAGGTCCCGCTGACGCACATGGCATGGCACGCGGGCGGTAAGCAGCGGCTCAATCTACCCAGGCTCGGACACCCTAACCAACACAGCATCGGTATCGAGCAAGAGGGTTACGGTACGGAGTGGCCGGAGGAAATGATTGTCGCGGCCTGCCGGGTTACGAAAGCGATTTGCGACTGGGCGCCAATGACGAAGACGCGTGCCGGGTTCGGGCACCGCGACTGTAATAAGGTGAAAGAGGATCCGGGTCAGCTTTGGTATGACGCCGTGTTGCCTCGTATCCTAGCGTATACGTTCGGGAATTGAGCGTCGACGGTTTACCGTCGACATCGGGACGTTCTTCGGGTTATCGTCGACTTATGGGGTCACGCCGCAAAGACCGAGAACACGATACGCTTCCCGTCGCCTGCTTTCAACCGCCCGCCCGCGAATGGTCTTACACAACGCCGCTGCGTCCCGGGCCGCTCCCGCGGAATCGCGACCTGAAAGAGACGCGGCCGATCGCGCCGGCCTCCGATTTCCCTCATGTCGTTTCAAAAAATACTTAATGAGATTGCTGCATATCCACTACTCTCCCACGAAGACACGCTCCGAATCTGTCGCGATTTAAAACGACACGAGCGAGACGCCTGGAAAGCGTCCGGTCGACGGCGTGAGGAAGACTTCACCGGCGAGAAGATCCGTGCGCTCGGTAAAGAGTCAGCGAAAGTGAGAGCACACTTGTTCCATGCTAACCGGTGTGTCGATCTCATGACGCGCGGCAACTTGCGCCTAGTGGCAAAATACACGATAGCGTACAGCAAACGTGTCCAGCATCTCGATCTCGAGGATTTGTTCCAGGAAGGTTCAATCGGGCTGTTATGCGCGATCCGTCGCTTCAAGCCTGAGCTCGGGTACAAGTTCTCGACCTACGCGACCTGGTGGATCCAGCATCACCTCGGCCGGGCGGTTGCTAATCAGGAGAGAGCCGTACGCGTTCCCGTCCACCTAACTGAGATGAGTAAAAAGGTAAACCACGCGCGACATCAACTGCTGGGTATCTTAGGACGCGGGCCGACCACAGAAGAGCTAGCTCAGCAAATCGGAATGTCTGTTAAGAAGTTGCAGCGCATTACTGATGCGATGACTCCGACGTTGTCTCTCGATCAGTCATATGATGAAAGCGGGGTTACACTTTACAATCTGCTAACGGACCCGGACGCCGAGAGCATGGTTGATGTGCTGGCTCGCTCGGAGATAGCGCTGCAGCTCGTTGAGCTACTTGACGAGCTACCTCCGGTACAGCGGTCGATCCTCATTCAACGCTTCGGCTTCGGCGCCCAGGAGAAGACTCTGGCCGAGATCGGTCAAGAGCGGGATTTGTCGCGAGAACGCATTCGGCAGCTAGAAGTAGTGGCTCTGAAGAACCTGCGGAGACTTTTCAACCGCGGGGCCGGGCCAAAATGCGAGACAATTGAGTGCGTCGAGCCGCCCGCTGCAGCAGAGATAAAAAACGAGAAGCCTCCTAAACCGCCGGAGATTGATAAAACCGAACGACCGACAAACCACAGTGACGGGTCGTTCATGTGGCGCGGAAGGCGTCGACTGTCGGCACCTAAGCCGAAGCTTCTGAACTAACCAGCTACCAGCCACGGCGCTCTAGAGCGAAGACACGGTGCGTGTGACATACGCGTCGCCAGCGCCATTCGTGCCATGGCCAGAGCAGCCAACAACGAACTTGGTACAGCGTTATCACGTTGCTCCGGGGAATACCCGCTTTGGCGCCAAGCGTCCGAGGTACCAGAGTCCTAAACCGATCGCGTCAATCACGTCGTGCTGATTCTGCCAGTGGCAAAGCTCGTTCTGCGTTAGACGCGAGCTTATGCGAATTGCACGCGGCGACCGGCCGACATCACCATTCGTGAATTTCTTTAGCTGGCCAGCCCATTCCGCCGGCGTTGGAGTGACCGGATCGACATCTAGCATTCCGGCAAGCGCCATGCCTATGCCCGCGAGCGGTACGAGGTCGTTCGGATCGCCCTTGCTTTTGCTGGCTCGGTAGATCTGCGGCCACTCGAAAACAAGGGTCGGAACGCACGGAACGGGCGGCTGGTGTTCATGCCACCACAATCGAATCGAATGCGCGACACGATAGCAACGTTTACCGAGTCCGCCGGTATCAAAACCGCCTAAACGAGCAGCCGCTACGAGCTTACCGTCGTGAAAGAGCGCTACGCCGGTCGAGCGAAGCGACGGATCGACGGCGAGGACGTAGCTCATTTTCGACCGCCGCACGTGCACGCGGTTCTGTAGCCCGCGATGTCCCAGCCCTTCAGTCGCAACCGACATACGTCGCACTCCTCGGGCTGTATCACCTGCCCTAGCAGCGATAGGTAATCCGCACGAACCTTTGAGAGTTCAGCCTCCAACCTCTCCACCTCCGCTATCAACTCAGGCAGTGCACTCCGGGCTGCGGCGATGAAGGCTGCGTCGTCCCTCTCCTCGCAACGGATTGCCCTCTCCCCTGAGTAAGGCCAATGATAAATTGCAGATGAGCCTACGTCCCAGGTTCCCAGGCACTTCACAGGTCTCTGTTCCCAAGGTCCAGGCGTTGCCGCGGAGCACAGGTCTTTGAGGTGCTGGAGTTGTTCTTTATTCATTATCGTTCACTCCCTTCAGCGCGTGCTCTAGCCGCGCTTTTGCAATCTCCGCGTACTCGGGCGACTGCTCGACGCCGATGAAACTAAAACCTTCCGCGAGCGCCGCGACGCCGGTACTACCGGAGCCACAGAACGGATCGAGAATCACGCCGCCCGGTGGAGCGATCAGCCGGCAAAGCCAGCGCATAAGGTCGACACTCTTCACAGTCGGGTGGAAGTTGCGCGAGCCTCCGCCGCGGCCGGCGCCCGCGCGCGGGTTCTGCAGACCCTTCGACCCGTCCACGCGGTCGGTTGCTTCACCGCCGGATTTGACCGGAAGGTTGTCGCAGCCGGTGTTCTTCTCCGCCTTGCTAGGTTTAGTGACGTAAAAGAAGCGACTCGGTCCGCCGGCGTCTTCATACTCCGCGCCGGTGTGACTCATGCCCCAGCCGTCGCCCTGCTTACCCTTGCGTGGTTTCCCCTTCCGGGATTGGCTCTTCGGCTGCGTGGCGTCGAGCGCAGCCGCGGCTTCTTCGTCGAGCACCAGGTGCGCCGGCCAGCGACCGCCGTCCTTCCCTGCGATCTCGGAACGGTTCGAGCTCACCCACCCGGAATCCGAGACGGTTGTCTTTCCGAGCTTACGCGTGAGAGGTTCGTCTGTCGTGATACGGCAGCTGTCGATATTGAGACCGCCGACTCCCCACTTCAGAACGTTCTCGGCGTACGTTCCCTCGAGCGGTTTCCGCACGAGCCACCAGTCTTCACACGCTGGTTTAAGCGCGGTACCCCAACCTTCCCACTCTTTCGCCTCTGCGGTCGCCGGCGCGGTGATGACGGCCGCGCCGGTGTTTCCGCCGGCGTACACGCCTTCATACCCAACGCCACTCACAGCGCGGTGGTTCGGGTTTGCGGATACCGCAACCCGTTCCGCTCCGAAGTGGTCGTCAATCGCCTTATCTAGTGCAAGCGACTTCGGGAAGCCAGTCCCGAAGAGGTGACTAACCCGATCGCGAATTTCAAAACTTGCGTACTCGAGCGCGAGTGCGGTCCAGTGCGACGTACGAGGGAGCGCCCACACAAGCGCGTACCCGCCCGGCTTCAATGCATGAAATGCGGGCGCTAGCGTAGCGGCCAGCCAGCGAATCCACTCGTCGCGGCCGCCTTTATCGTCATCCCAGCTCTTCCCCATGAACGAAACGCCCGCCGGCGGATCACACACGATAGCGTCAACCGAGTTCGGCGGCAGGGTAAGATCGGCCGCGTCTCCAGCGAGAAGACATGCGCGCTCGGTTGATAGCAGCGGGATCACAACTTCACCTTCATTTTACCCAGCGTCGTGTAGAGCCGCGTACCGCAGGCAACACAGAAGCTCATCGTCTCCCTGTAGAATCCGAACGCGCCGAAGCGGTCGAACTCGCTCTCGTAGAACTCGATATGCGGACACTCAAGATCGAGCGTGTCTTCGTCAACGTACGGGTCGCAGAGTTCGCACCCGACGTACTGCCCGATTATAGTCTCGCCGACGTGTCTGCACGGCGCTAGCGCGCGTTTACCGCAGCTCACAAACCGACCTCGCTTCCGCTCAGCAAGGTTTGTTGCTTGGCCCGCACGAACTCGGAGTGTTCTCTAAAAAACTTCCAACCTTGCATATTTGCGGCGCTAACTACACTCCAGCTCATCTCGCGCCCATCAATCCAGGAGTGATAACCAACGATATAACTCTCACTCGAGAACTTGCTCTTCACCTGCCCCTGTCTATCGCCCCCTATAAAGAAGAGGTTTATCAGCGGGTCGCAGTCGGCCGTTGGTCGCTCTATCGTGAGAAGCTCTTCAAGGCGCGCGACAGACTTCTCTAACCTTTCGATAGATGTCAGCCTCTTTGTTGCGCGTGATTTACGATTGGTACGATACTCACGCAATGCCTCATCTCTGATGCGCACCCAAGTCTCTAGCCTCCGGTTGTCAAACAACAGCGCACCGCGCTTACCGCTTGCGCGGAAGACTGGGATTGGATCGTGGCTTGGTTTATCGGATAGGGCTACCCTCGCCAGTCGACGAATCTCGTGTGTAGACAACCCGCAGATCTGCGCTGCCTCTGAGATACCGACTACAATAGATTCCGGTTTTTTGCTCATACTTTATTTCACCTCCGGCTCCCAAGGAACGAGCCGACCATCCGGCCCGTAAACTGCTTCGGCTTCCTTAAACCACCGAGCCATCAACGCCGGCGGCGCTTCAACGTTTCGAATGTCGGGACACACCTCACGTAGCGTTGCGATCATGATCTCACTAACGCGGTGCGCGACTTCGTGCCCGACTTCTTTCCGACACGTGCCGAATAACTCATCATGTACGACGTATATGTTTCTCGCACCGTACATCGCGCTCTGGCGGTCGCACCATTGCTCTTTCGAAACACGCTGTAGCGACAGCTTCGCAGCATAGGCGGCGAGCGACTGGAAGAAACCGTTACACGCGTTGGTAAACCACACGCCGCCGCGTTTCCGTTTGTCCACGTGCGAGACGACGTGGCCGTTGCGGTCGACGAGCTCGAAGACAAAACGGAAATATTCTCGATTCTCCGGCCACTGCTCGAACCACTCGTCGCGTAGTTTGTCGGCTACTTCAACACAGCGTTTGCAAACCGGTGTAGTCGGGCGCTCCTTCCACTCGGTGATCTTCTCGACGCCGCACCGATCCGAACCGCCGATGAGAATGCAGAACCGTAGCCCTTTGTAAACGCGTCCGTCCGGCCCGGTGGTGTCCGGTCCACCTTTACGCTGCTGAAGTACCAGCTTGACTGCGCCCATGCCGCCCGGAAATCCGAAGTTTGCGGCTTTGGCACACTGCCTATAGGCGCCGTGCTTCTTCTTATCGAACTGCTCGAACGGGATACCGGCGAGCTTGGCGCCGAAGGCTGCGTGAACTGCGCCGGCGCCGTGCTGATTGATAACTTCAGCGAGACGAGAGTGCCCTAGGAGCCAGAGACAGCTCTGCGCATGTGTGACCAGCTCGACGCCACCCCAGTCCACGCTGTAGAACACCCAACCGTCGCGCGCGCGGATGCACTCACGCACGCCCATGCCGCGCGGGAGCTGATGCTCGACGCCGTAGCTTGTCCGGCCGGTGTCGACGAGCGCGTTGGGCGACAGCCGAATCGGCCGCGGATTCCCGTCCTCATCGTGTCCGCCGCGAAGCCACGGGATATAAGTCGAACCGAGTTTGTCGAGCTCCTTGAACTCAGCATACTCGATGAGCTGATCGTCGCCGGACTCGATTAACGCATCGCGGCCGATCTGGATCTGCCCCTGCGGGAACTTGTCGCTCGGGTCGGTCATCGGCACCGGCGCGCTCTTAATGTCGAGCCCCGTCGCACCGCACGCGACGCAGTTCTTTCCCTTCTTCGCCGGCACCCGTCCGCAGCCGTTGCACTTCGTGCAAGTCCCGCCCTTCGGGTCGACGCCGGGCGACGCTTTGCAGCGCGTACACTTCGACGTTGTCCCAACCATACCGGTACCGAGACAGATCTGGCACTGTCCGCCGCACCCGTAGGCCAAAGCGGTTGCGCGGCGGACAGTGCCCTGGTTTTCTGAGTAGTCTTTCTCTTTCCCCTCCCGGATAAACCCGGCGGCGAGGAAGGGCTGCGCGTCCTCGACCCGCCCGTCGAGCGTTTTGGCTTCCAACGCGTCGACCGCGGCCTTATCGGTGACGAACGACCACGCCGCGCCCAGCTTAAGGCAGAAGTCGGTGTAGCACTGGAACGCAACGTCGTGCAGGTTCTCGCAGTTCGTGAGCTGCAGGTCGGCGACTTCGCGCGTGTTGCACGCGTCGTCGACCGGGTACTGCAGCGCGTCAAGCGGCCACTGCTCGATTGGGATACCCTCGAGCAGGGCGTACGAGTTGCGCCAGCGGCCGAGTGCTTTCGCCGTATCGCGACCGGTCTGGATCTCCGTGACGTTATAAAGGTTGTAACGTCGCGTCGGCTCGCCGTTCTCGTTCGTAAGGTCTTTCAGCGTCTTCGGATGGAGTCCGAGCGTGCCTTTGGCAATGCCGTCGAGCGCCTGCGCAATAAGGACGTCGAAGAAGCGGTGATCCTCGTACGCCTGGAAGATGAGCCGCACCAGCTCTTCCCAGTCGCCGCCGTTGCGCCATGCGTCAACGATCATGCAAATGTTGTCGAATGGCAGGTTCGCACCTGCGATGATTCTCGTAGGGTCTTGGAGAAGCCCTCGGAACGCACGCCGCGCGCCCGCTACGTCAAGAATCTTTCCGCGAATCTTACCGTCCGTCTCCTTCCAGCCAGCCGAACCGCAGACGATCGGAGGCGCGACGAGACCGGGCTGGATCCGGTGAGTCTCAAGGTCGAAACTCACACCGGCCGTCGGTAGTGCTATAAGGCGGTCGGGTTTCACTTGCGAGTCGACCTCCGATAACGCCGCTCAAGCGCCCTCTTCTGCTGCGCTATGTACTCGCTCGACTCAACCCAACCAACCGGCGTGAGGAAACCCCAGACGTCGCCGGGCGTCCGCGGTCCCGCGATAAAGAGCGTGAACACGTCGCCGTGCAGATTCGTTATCCGGTGGTAGTCATAACTCCGAAGGAAGTTGAAGAACCGCACACGGCGAGTTTTGACTATCGGAACTTCTCGCCCCAGTCGCTCGCGTGACCAACCAACAACTCGTTCTTCGTCATAGCTGCCGCTTAGGATGATCGAGAACGACCACTTCCACGGATGGTTATGTAGATGCCTATCGTGATCCGGCCGGTGTATCTGGTGCACCATTGGCCGAATACCGAAGCGCGGGAACTGGAATCGGCTGAGGTATGGTTTGCTGGTGAGATAATCTGGGATTACGTAGGCAACCCCTCGGTGCAAACCCCAGTCCATGAGGGTGCGCAGCAGATCGCGTCGCACGACAAAGGTAGCGATAACGAGGACGATGAGAACTAACGAGATAGGCGTCATACGCCGGTGCTCCCGAATCCGCCCTTGCCGCGGAGAGTGTCGTCAAGCGTCTGAACTTCCTCCCAGATCACGAGCGGTACTGGAAGGAACACGAGCTGCACAACACGATCGCCGCGACCAATTACCCAGTCGTTCGGTCCGAGGTTCTTCACGACGGCGCAGAGTTCGCCGCGATAGTCAGCATCAATTGTGCCTACTGATGCCTCGATACCCTTAGCGCACAGACCGGAGCGAGGATTCGCCTGCGCGTACCAGCCGGGCGGTATCTCAAGGGCTACGCCTAGGGGGACTTTTGCTAAGTACCCGGCGGGTACTAGAACCGGTTCGACTGCGTACAGGTCCCATCCGGCTGCCAGTTCGCTTCCTTTTGTCGGCATTCGACCGCCGTCCAGGATTCTGATTTTCACGTTGAGCATAAAGCAACTCCTCTAAACGAATGAGTCGTGCTTGCAGTTGTGTCCGCTCGACCGGCGGAATCCGTTCGAGCACATGTCCTCGTTGAAAAATCTCGTTGAGTTGTTTCACCAGCTCCGCTGCGTCTTCTCCGACATCCCCTGAGACATCCTGCAACTCGTCCAAAAGCTCCTCCCTGTTGTGTCGTAACTCCCATTCCTTCAGCGGTCTCGCCGTCACCCATGGTCGAACAGTCAATCTCCCCTCCTATGCTGGCGTCTTGATGCACTTGTCACACGGCCCGCACCGGCGCCGTTCCGACTTGCCGTGATAATCAACCGGACAGACCATTTTCTTCTGTGCCGGCGTTAAACGTTTATGAAACCAGGCCCTCCCCTGATCCGTTTCGCCCCGAAGATGATAATCGGGAAAAATCACAGAATCAGGCGGAAGATTGGGCGCAAAACCAGGATCGCTTTGCAGGTAGCAAAGGCGTACGTTGCTAACCGTGCCGCCAAAAGGCTCGCTTTGGAGTTCGCGGCAGTTGTTGTATAGCGTCATGGCCTGCTGATAATTCTCCGCGTCGCAGGAGAGGTTGATCGTCAAGTTCTCCGCGGCCATGAGCGGGCCGACATACGAGAATGAGCGCGTATAAATCCAATGCTGCACGTTAGGGCTCGCTTGACACACTTGCGCAATCCACTGCGCATACCGAAGGGAGAACACGTCGCCGCTTACGTGCCAGCGGAAGCCGCCCTGGCAGTTCTTCGCAATCCAGGTGCCGAGTCGACGCGCCCATTGCGTTGGCGAGTCACCGGTTAGCCACTGAGTTGGCGAGTCATCGATCGCAATCGGAACGTTGTTTAAAATGTTACGGATCGTTGAGCTGTTGTGTTGGTACAGCGCGTGCGTGTCGGGCGCGTGCTTTTCGAGATTATGGACGTAGCAAGACTTCGCACATATAGACGTCGCGAACGGGCAGTCGGCGATTTGCACCAGGCTGAAGGCGTTCGGCGATGGGTTAGCAAGCGTGCCGTTCCCGGCGGTCACTTTGCCGTTGCCGTCGATCCAAAGGTAACGACCATCGCCACCTTCGAGTTTGTGCGCGCAGAACGCTGTCGTCGCGGCTGTCGTCATACCAACATCCACAACATGATCACCGCGAGTGCGAACGAGAGAGCGACTACCCACGCGACACCAACTAGGACAACTTCGAATATGTTGCCGATCTTCTGGTGACGAGCGAACGAGCGCTCAACTTCGCGCAGCTCGATAGACTCGGCTTCGCGACGTAATTCCTTACGTGCCATAAAACCTCCGAACAGAGAAGGTGGCAGCGGAGCTAACGCTGAGGGTATAGGCGCGCTCCGCTGCCTGGTGGGGTGGTTATTTTAAGCCAAGACCCGCGAGCGACGCCGGGAGACCCGGGGCAGCTGGCGCTGGAGAAGCGACTGGGGGCGCAGCTGCAGCCGGGAAAGTGGGAGCTGCAGGCGCGACCGGCGCGCGAGAATCAAGATACGCTCTGACCTGTGCCACGCTCTGCGCGTTCTGGCCGGGAACGTGCGACCACGAGAGCTGAATAAACGTGGTTTTGTTGCGTGACGTTTTCTTTTCCGCCGAGCACCGGATCTGCATTCCGCGACCCGGTTGCTCGGCGGACATAAGCGCTTCACCCTGTGCCGCTAGCTGCACAGGATCGGCGATATCGAGAAGAGCGGCGATGAACTCTTTCATCTTCGCCATTGCCTTCTCTGGAGATTCACCCTGAACAAACCATGCGTTGTCGACCAAAGCTCCAACCGGATGCGACGTTGACTCCAGCACGACCAATTTCGCTGACACTGCGTGACCATGACGCTCCGTCTTGAACCATTCGAAGCTTTGCAAAGCGAAGAGGTGATCACCCTCTTTCACCTTCGACGGTCCCGAGTTCGCGTTCGCCATTTGTTGCCAAAAACTAGGACTAGACATACTCACTTCCTTTCAATTCCGAACAAAATCCAGACAAACAACAGTTGATTGGTCGACGATACTCCGTCGACGCGGAAGAGTCAAAGGATATTTTTGACGAGTTTTTGAGACGCGCCCAGCGTCGCCTGCACGTACGCGGCGCGGGCAATTGCGGTCTGTAAATGCGCGCGTAACTCCGAGGTGTGGGCGTAAAATTCCGCTGTAACTTCCTTGGTTTGGCCACGTCGATGCGTTCGACCAAGTAGCTGCTCCCAGTCGGTCGCCGTCGACGGCGGGCAGGCGACGAGCTGGCGGCTGAAGAAGAACTGCAGCCCGTTCCGACCGCGCCCATGGCTCTTTATAGAGGCGACGATTGACCGGTCGCCTCGTTCCCGTCCTATCCGCTCGCCGGCCTTCTGGCCGCCGCTATGGAGCGGTAGCCCCGCTAATTCGGCGACGCGTCTACCGAACGCCTGGTGTCCATACCAGACGATACCGGGCGACTCGAGCGCCCAATCCGCCGCGGCCTGCGCTAGGTAGTCGTCAACCCAGACCGCTTCGACCTCCGGCTGTACTTGGTCGCGGATGTCGCGCCACGCTGGCCAGAATGGACACTTCCATCGCGGCCCGTCCTTCTTCCCTTCGATATGCTGCACGTAAATCGGCTGCCCGGTCTTCGTATCGTAGTGTGAGAACCGGTTCACCACGCGCGACGAGTCGTCGAGGTCTCCCCACGCGCGCGCGGCGGCCTTCGCGCACAAGTCTTCCGAGTCGAGCTGCGGCCGGCGCTCTTTCACCTTCTCGCGTACCGCCTTGTTCCATCGCTTTCGCGCTTCAAACCAGCGCTCGATAAGCTCCTGCGGTTCGCCGCGCGGGTACTTCCAGCGATAATAGAAACCGCACGCCAGCTCTACCGCACACTTCGATACCTGCAGCGCGTCGGTGAACTCTTCGCCGTCCGGGCGCACCGACATAGCTCTTAACTTCTTCAGGTGAGCGTTGACGACATCCGGTATCGCCGGCGCCGGGCGTTTGCGCACGTTCAGCGGCACGACCACGCCCGCATCGGTTGAGCTAACGACACCCTCGGTCTCGAGCAGGCGACGGCTAAAGCCGGAGTAGAGATCCTCGCCCTCGTCGCATAGCTTCGAGAGCGCACCGGCCGGCGCCGACTCCTCGCCCTCGCGCACCGGGTCGAGCGCGCGCGCCCAATCCTCGGCGACCTGGCGGCTGATCGGAAGCGGTGAGCTCTCGCGCAGTGCGAGCGCGGCCAGGTGGTTATAGTCGGTCACGCTTGAGTCCGTCAGCGAGCCGGACCAACCTGCGAACCGTGTGTCGGTGTGTTTGAAGAAGTAGCGCAGCACGCGCGCGGTCGTCGCCGAGTCGGCGTGCCGTAGCTTGTCGCACTCGTCCGCGATGATGAAGTCCGGCCGGGCGCTCTCGATGAACTCGCTATTCTCCGGCCGGCTCAACCGTGAATATGGGAAGACGCGCAGCCACGCACGTTCGCTGGTCGGTACCCGCACGTCGCGCCCGTGCACGATGAGCGAGGGAACGCGGAAGTGTTGCGAGAGTAGCTTATAGTCGAAAACGAGCTGGTCGAGTACCGATGACGGAACGAGCAAGAGCGCGCTCTCACAGTTCGGCATAGCCAGCGGTGCGAGGATTTCGAGGAAGGTCTTCCCTCCGCCGACTACAATCGGGCCGATCAAACCCTGGCGCAGCTCGATCTCCGCTAGCCCCCACGCCTGCGTGAGGTTAAGCCGGGTGATGCAATCGCGCTTGAGCTCGCTGCACTGGCAGGCGCCTTGTAACCGCTTACGGTACCGCTCGGTCACGAAGTCGATAAGCGCCTCGGACTCCGGCGTACCCGGCGATAGCCGAGCGCGACGGGGTATGTCGAGGATTCGAGCTAGGTCGGGTGAGCTACTTACCGGCGGCTGTGAGCCAGCCCATCCGCGCTCCGGTGCAGACGGTTGCCAGGCCCGCGGCTTGAAGTCCGGGCCGGCGAACTGCTTCACATCGACCGGCACGGTTAAGATTTCGCCTCCAAAATTCGAAGCGCACGCTGTAGCATCTTCCTGCTTGGCTTACGGTGACGGAGGATCTCTTTAATCGCTGCGCGCGCCGCGTCGATTAATTGATCCTGGCGATAGAGCTCGCCCGCTAGGTAGTCGTTATCCGGGTAGAGGAAACGCACGCTAGTGCCCGTGTACGTGGGTACGGGTGGAAGCATGGGCTCATCCGGTGGGTGCCAGGGGAGAATCGGCACGGTTTGGCTACAGGTGCAAGGGAGTTGCCCGCACTGAATACACGGAATGTAGGTCATGATTACACCCACGTACCTCGACCGGCCGGAGCTGCGCTGTGTTTTGGTCGAGTGGATGTCGCGTTCTCATGCCCGGTACAGCGACGATGTTTTGTCCCTGGGATTGAGTGGGTAGTCAGCCCGCACTTCGAGCAGGTGCACTCCTTAGAAGTGATCTTCCTCGTTCGCACTGGGCTACGTGGCGGAGCCATGCTTCCTCCTGTGTACCCGTCGCGTCCGGCTTTTTACAATCTTCGCCGTGAGTATGATGCTTCCGACGACCACCAGGCCGCCGGCGGCACCGCTTACAAGCGCCAATAGAAACTCCATTAGCGCCCGCCTCGTACGAAGAGGGTCGCGACGGAGCTGAGCGCCTCCGCCGCCGCGGCCCGGATCTCACCGTAGCCGGACATGACGTAAGAACCGGGCGCCAGCTTCGCGGCTTCTTCTTTCATGGCAAGCGCGAGGCCAGCCTTCCACTTACCATAACCGAGCGGGCTGTCGTTTGGCGCGATGCGAATATCAGCGACGCCGCTGAGCTCCTGGAGTTTCGCAACACACGCATCAACCATTGAGTCGAGCGAGGGGAGTTGCTGACTTACCATGCAATCGACGAAGACCTGCAGGCCACCGGTCACCGACTCATAAGGGGTGATAGGTGCTGAGAGGTTCTGCGTCGGCACAGGTGCGCCCGCGGGAATAACCACAACCGGGGCAACCGTCGCCGCGTTTCCCGTCGCGGCCGTCGGAAGCGTCGGCGCTGGAGCCGCGGCTTTCTTAGCCTTGCCTTTCTTCTTCTCCTCGACGGGCGGAGGGTTCACCACGCCGGGCGGGAGCTCACCCTCGACCGGTACGGCGGCGAGCGCCGGGTTCGACTTCGGCGCATCGGGCGGAAGCGGAGCCGGTTGCTTCGCTACTTCGGCCGCGATAGCGATGATTTGCTCCACGCTGTCGCTGGTGTATTTACCGAGTTCACCGGTGCCGGCGAACCCGGCGCCTTTCTTCCACTCCACGCCCTTCAATGCCGCGTAGGCTTGCGCCGCGTCACCGGAGAGAGCGGGACGTCCGCTCGGTAGATTGTCGAGCGTTCGGATGGCTTCGGCAAAGCCGGGCGGGACGGTCGGCGCCGGCGCGGTCAACGTCGCAAGGGCGCTTTGCTGCTGTAGACGGGCAATCAGATCGAGACTCATAGTTAGCTCCTTACGGTCTCGGTTCATTCCGGGACCAAACATGTCAACGAGGGTTTTCTCGCGGCTTGCAGGGCACTCACCGCGATAGGGACATCCGCCGTAGGCGGAACAAACATTGGTATTGGCGTCGACCTTGAGCGGATCGGTCTCGCACGCGACCTGCGTCAGCGTGTGCGCGATCTTCTCGATGCGCTGGAAGCGTCGGGCGATCTCGCCGCGCGGTACCGGTATTGTCGACCGGCGAGCGTCGCGCGCCTTCTTATTGAAGAACACGTGCGTGAGGCGGACGTAATCCGACGCCGACGCACCGGCTAGATAATGCGCGTACCCGGTCATCTGCAGCGAGTCAGGAAGCTGGTGCCTCGTCTTGTGATAACGCCAATCGCTGCCGGTCTTCCAATCGCTGACGCTGATAGAGTTCAGGTTGTCATCACGGATCTCACCTTCTTCGGTGATGTATGTTCCGCGCGAGTCGACGCAGTCCATCTTCCCGGTAACGGGAATGCCGGCGATGTTAAATGCGCCGACGAGCTTCCCTCCAACCAGGCGTTGTGCGCCGTCAATCGTCACGATGCGCACACCTTCACCGGTGCGCATGAGTGGAAGCGGGTACTCGAGAAGTAAATCCGGCCCCGGCGTTGGCATGAGGTGCAGGCCGCTAAGCAGGAGGGGCGAGCACGCAGCGCGATTTCCGCTGCGGAGGTAGTTCTCCGCTTCTTTGTGGAACTCGTCACCGAGCTTGAGCCAGGGCTTCTCCGGCTCCTTGATCCCCATGACATAGCGGTAATGCCACTTGCGGAGACAGCCTTCCCGGTCCGTGTCACCCTTCTCGAGGGAAGACATCGACCAGAACTGCACCTTACCGTCGACGACGGTGCGACCGAGGAAGACTTCTGGCGTCACTTCTTTACAACTCTCGCTGGAGGTAACGCCTTCTGATCGGCGCGCTGCTTCAGCTGCCGCGCCACGCGATTGCCAAGGCTAATCGGCGTGCCTAGAAGTACCGCAACGGGCCAAAATATGGCGCCCAAGACGACTAGCGGATGCTCAAACGGAGCATCGAAGGAATGTGACACACTATCGTCCAAACGATGCGCGACCAGCGTCCCGATGAACGTGTACGCAAACACACCCGCGAAAAACACTAACCCAGTCATCCGTACCTCACACACTGCAAATCATCATCGGGCGCCGTGCGGATCATTCGCTTCACCGTCTCCAGTGTGTGAAGCGCAACGAACGCGGGCGATTCTGCCGATGGGTTCAGCCAACTAACCGACTCACCGTCGCGAAACCGCACCGGCGGGGCCGACCACTCACTCACGTAAGGCGAGAGCCACCCGTCGACGCTATTACGCGTAAACCAGCGCATCAGCAAACTCCGGCACCCTTTCCTTCAAGTTCCTGCGCGGCTTCTCTAACCGCCCAGTGATAATCATCGGACGTAAATACGCCGCCGGGGTTTTTAACGAAGTGACGCCGGAGCGCGTCAACGACTCCGCGGTACAGCCGACGATTCAGTTGCTGCACCAGCACAGCAAAAATCGTTGTTCTATTCATCCCTGACCGCACGTGTGCGATGTCGTCGATGATTCGATGTACCTGCTCAACCTGCTCCTGTAACGTCTTCATACAGCCCCCATGATGTTTAGTTCCAGTTCGCGACGAGCGTCACGCAACGAGCTACCGAAGACGGCTTCGAAGATTGCGTGCTTGTTTTTAAAGTAGATGTACAGACCGCCGACGCTGATACCGCTCGCTGCGGCGATCATTGCCATCGACGTTTTGTCGAAGCTGCGCTCCTGAAAAAGCTGACGCGCCCCAGCCAGAATTGCGTTGCGCGTCCGCGCCTGTTGCTCCTTACGCAATGCCATAACCCGCTCCTAAACTAGGCGCAGCGCGGAAGGCTGTTGGGTGTAGGGGGAGAGGGAGGATTGTGCTGCCAGCCTTCCGCGCCGGCCCGTGTGCGTTAAAGTCTAGCCCCCGATCTCCAGTCGACCATACTGCGTCGACACGTCACCCGTCAACAACTTTTTCACTGCGCCCATAAATCCAGCAATTTCGCCGCGGAAGTCCCAAAATATTCCCCCGGCATGGGGATGATCCGACCCCATGGGTTACGCCCAGCGCTATAGAGAAGTACAACCAATCCGACGACCTGGCCGCGTGCGTTAAAGATAGGGCCGCCAGAGTTGCCGAAGTAGCTCGGAGCCGAGTACTTGAAACGGTCGTCGAAAACAGCGGAGACATTACCGGTTGTGACCTGTAACTGCGTCTTACTGCCGTGGAGCTGGAACGGGTAACCGACAACCCACACCGGCTCACCTAACACAGGTGCGACCAGCGCCCGAGGTGTTCTCGATGACGGTGCGCACCAAATAATCGCGGTATCGTCTTCTCTGTTTATTTTCATCAGATAACACGCTTTACCGTCGACTTTGAGAGAGCAAGTCGCAGACTCAGCCACGTGCGCCGCTGTCGCCACTAAAGAGTAGATGTCAGTTTGGCTGATAACCACACCGGAGCCAGAGCCGGAAGTACCGTCGGGACAAGTAGCCCAAACCTGCACCGTACTGTCAATTAGACCCTCGACGAATGACATCTCCGGCTCGGGCGGGGTGGTCGGCTGCGGGATCACCTTTATTTTATCGACGACGCAGCCGAAGAGCAGACACAACACTAGTAAGAGGTAACGCACACTTACATTATAGCGTCGACGTGTCGACTGTTCTAATCAGTGCGTTTACGGTTAGTTATAATCTTCTCGATCCCGGTTAACGCTTCTGTGCTCGAGATTGCAGGCGCGGGCATAGGTATCGTACCTGCAGGCCATATCTTCTCCACGTTCTTATTTCCGCGCAGATTAAACTCGGTGCAGGACTCCAGACGTCCGTCGTCGAGTAAGAGTTCGACCACACTCAACATCCGTTTATAGTTTCCGCCACACTTCTGGGCCAGAACGGTTTTCGCCAAGTGCTCATTCTTTATGTGCAGTTCTCTTACCATCCGTAATACGATTTCTGCGTCCGTGGTCGCCTGTTTCAGCCGTTTGCGCTCTGCGCGCGACTCAGGTCTCATTGCTTCGGCGGCCTCAATCGACTCAGCCCAGCGCCCGGTCAAGCCGGTGAACTTCGCACCTACGAATCGTCCCGGATGACCGCTTCGAGCTTTCGCAATCGCAATCCGCGCGTTTTGATCGTTCCCATCTTCGGATGGGTCTACATCAAGAAAAAGCACCGCACCGGAGTCGAAGTCGATGTCACCCGACTCCTTCGCTGCGGCCAGAAACACACGCGCATCATCATTCTCGCGCATCTTTTCGATTTGCGCGCCGCTATAGAATCCGCGGCTAACACTCGAGACCGCAATCACAACACAGTCGTGGTGCACCGCTATTTGACGTAGAGCTTTGATTGCCATACCGACGGCTCCGCGTTTCTTGTCGTCGCTGGCACCGCGGACAATGTCTTGTACGTAGTCCACGACAAGCAGCGGCGCGACACCATATTTATCTTTGAGCGCGGCGATGTTCTGCTCAATCAGCTCGAACACCTTGTCAGTCTCGGCCGGTAGATCGTCACAGCCAATGAAGTGGATACGTTTTCCATCTAGAGCGTCACACCATTTAATCGCATTTTCGTCTAGCTGCGACCATGAGCGATTGCTTGCGTTACCGTCGTAACGCGACACCATTTCTTCGGTATCAAGCTCAGTACTGATGTGTAACGCTGGAATCGTCGGTTCGAGGTATAACGTTGTCTGAGTTACGAAAGCGGTTTTGCCGGCTCCAGGTGGAGCACAAATCGTGGTCACACGGCGAGTCCACAAACCCCCTCCGAGCGCGAAGTCGAGCGCTTTACACCATGTCGCGTATTTCTTCTTCGGCTTGCGTTCCAGCTTCGAGATCTCATCCGCGCGCAATGCCGGTTTAAACTCGTGCGTCGTTTCAGGCGCCAGCTCCGGCGCCTCAGGCTTTGGGATGAGTGGTTTCATCACCTCCGCGAAGATATGATCCGCTCGCGCCTTCCCGGGTTCACCTGTGGCGTAACGTTTAGCACAGCGCTCGAACGTGTCGCGTAGCTTGTCTTCTGGGTAGGGCGGTTGACTGCTCTTGTTCCACGCTTCGATTAACGGCCAAGCAATCTCATCCGACAGAGCCCAATCGTTCAAAGCTATCGCACACGCCTGGAAGGTGTGTCCGTCAGACGACTGGCCCTGCACGTGCGGCCCGTGTTTTAGAAGCGCGGTCCACGCCGCCTCGACGGTCTTCCGGTCCGCTTCGGGAAAGTCGGTGTAAGAAATCCCGGTCGATTTTTCCTTCTTCTGCTCGGGCGCCGGCGCACTCGCCAGGAGAGCGTCGACGTCAAGCGGGGCGCCGGGGAAACTACCGGCCAGAACCTCCGCACCCTCCGGTGCGGACGGCAAGTACCAGAACCGCGCGGGCGGATCGGCTTTACCTTTCTGCGAACCGGTGCCGACGGGGATACCGAGGTAGCCAATCGCCGCGTGCCAGAACCTCTCCCACTCCGCGGCCTCGACTGGACGAGAAAGACGCACAAGCGCGCGTAGGGCCGCCTTCTCGGGCGGTTTGTAGCTATGGGTCGAGTAGACGCAGAACTCCACGCCACGCGCGACGAGTTTCTCGAGTACCGCGTTCGCCGCCTCGATGGTCATCGCGCTACCGTCGAAGCCTTTGTCTAGGTCCAGCGCCAGGGCGTGGACTCGTACAACGTTCTGGTTAATGCGATGACCGCGTTCGCGTGGACAGTGCATCATTCCGCACGTGCAGCGCTCTTTCTTGAACTCCGTCGGCGCAAACCCCGGGCCTTCTTTATTGGCTCGACGCTCGTGGGTTTTGAGCGACTCGACCAGCTGCTCCCACGTCATCTCAACAACGTTTGACGTCGAGATGTCTTTCAAGCCGCGGGCGAAATAGGTGACTATCAAGCTCTGTGACCCCTAAAAATGCCGCGTCGCTTCCGTGGGCTCAAGGGGTCAGGTCGAACACCTGCGGAAGCGGACGGGCGGTAAGTATGTCCACTGTACACCGTCGACGCACAGGAGTCAACCGTCGACTGGGGGCCTCACTGGCGAGTGTTGCCCCAGTTGCGCCACCGTTGCACAACGTGTTGCACGTCGACGGTTCGCTAGATGACTGAATACACGTAAACGAATGAACGTTGACTCACCGGCACGCTTCGTGCTCCACTGAACGGGTATGAAACGAAAAGAAGCCGACAAGGGAGATGTCCTACAGTTCCTCAAGAAAATCGAGAAACGCCTCGCGCGGCTCGAGAGTGCGGGTACTACTGCGGCGACGAAAACGGTGGCCCGCGGTACTAACCCAATCCAGCAACTTATCGACTATCAACCGTCCGACGTCGACAAGTTGGCGGAAGAGCTCGGAAAGGGCGTCGACGAGACGCGGGGAGAGCTCGAAGGACTGGCGGAGAACGGGAAAGCGCTGTCGCTGGCGATACTGGGCGCGCCACGGCTCTGGCTCTGGCGGTATGAGCCGGAGGGTGAGACGGGCACGGAGAGGCTTTACCCGTGGCTCCAAGGGCTTATCGAGGCGGTCTACCCTCGCTCGGTGAGTCACCAGGAGTTGAAGCTCCTGAGCGGTGCTAATGAGACTAAACTGCACTCGGCTTTGAACCGGCTCGAGTACAACGCCCTCGTGTCGGTGGATAAGGCGTCACCTCGGAAGAAGACCTACACGTGGGATTTAGACGGACAGGCGCGTGGGCCGAAGAAGGATAGTCCGCTCCGGGCGGCGAGACGTCGGAGGGGGAACTCGCTCGTGGGTAAATCGGTCAGGAAGAGGTAGTCCGTTCCGGTTCGTTCTAGTAGCGTTCTGGAACGCTGGTACGTACGGGTTCGTTCCGGCTCTCCGTAGGAGGCCGGAGAACGAACTACGTACCGTTGACGGACAGGTTGTGTGAAGCAGGCGAGCAGAATGGAACGGACTCGACCTTGTTTTTGGCTGAGCTTCGTCGGCGGTCGACTGGAAATTGATGGCGCGTCGACGCAAGGTGTGGTAAGCTGCGATTGAGACTCCTTGTTTTTCGAGCCAAATGGGCCTGACGGGGGCCTCGAAATCAAAGTCGCCTACATCGACCGCAACGACCCTACATATGCCTACCAAAGGACACAAACCGGCCGCGAAAACACTCAAACCGCTTCGCGACCCAAAAACCGGAAGGATTTTACCGGGAAGCCCGCCGATACCTGGCGGCGGGCGGCCAAAAGGTCTCGCCGCAATGGTCCGCGATGTAGTGGATTTCGCTAAGTTAACGCGTAAGGTTTACGACATTGCGATGGATCCCCACACAGCGAACGCCGTTGTCGTGCAAGCGGCCAAGCTGCTCTACGACCGCGGCTGGGGTCAAGCGCCTGCGACCCTGCGTGTCCAGGAAGTCGAGCCTGCCCAGATTGGCAACGAGCTGGCCCGATACCTGTCCGACGACGAGTTAGCGGCTCTGGAGCGAGCTCATGCTCACCTGAGCGAAGATAGAGAAGCTTTGACCGAGCTGGCTATCCAGTAGCGAGCATGAGCGGCCGTCAACCCAGGAATAAGCTAACCCTAGGTTGCACCGAGAAGCCTAGTGATAGCGAATGGTTACGTTGCCTATAGTGTTGACTAGTCAACTCTGCGCCAGAATCCACAACGCAAGCCTCTGTAATCACTTGCTTGACTCGGATTCGCGCCATGCGCGCCATCATAGGTGTGTTAATAGGGGTTATCACACGACAAGTAAGGCGGATTCACACAGATACCCACCCGGTCGTACACCAGCCCCCCACCCCCCACATGTAGTCGGGCGGCCTAGCCTGACATACGCATATCTTGAAATCGAAATCGCCCAAGTATTCAAAATTTCAGATCTAAAATCGAAATCGCTGTATCTACTTGAAATCACTAGAGGTGCATCGTGAGTCGCAGTCGTCGGCGCGAGCGACACTGTTCGCGATCGGGTCTTCGCGACTGTCCGGCCTGCAAACCGCGGCCGCACCAGTCCGAACGCGCCGAAGTCACCGAGCAGCTGGCCGACCTAACCGGCCCGGTTGAGAACTACCCTTTCCGATGTTGTTCGGAGTGTGGTGTATGAACTGCACCCACACCACGATCCGCGAACTGACCGGCGGGACCTGTCCCGTCTGTCCGCCGGGCCGTCAGGTGAAACCGATCGTGACCGCGGTACTGTCCGCAATCACGCCGCAGCAGCGCCTGGCCGAGCAGTGCCGGCGCTCCTTCGCCCGGTTCTTCCGCGAGGCGTGGGCAAATAGCGGGGTTGAGACCGCGAAACTCACGTGGGTCTGGTACTTCGACGTCCTCGCGAATCACCTGCAGGTGTTGGTCGAGGATTGGGCAAAGACGAACGACGACACGACCTACCGACAGCGCTTGCAGAACCTTCTCATCACCATCCCGCCCGGGTGCATGAAGTCGCGATTCCTCACGTATTTAATCCCATGGGCGTGGATCCGCTGGCCAGGTCTGAAAGCAATTTGCTTGTCGTGTAACCCGCGTGTCGCGATTCGCGATTCGCGAATGGCGCGCGACCTAATTCGCTCGGAGTGGTACCAGGAGGCGTTTCACCCGGAGTGGGAGATTCGCCGGGACGCGGACGGCGTCGAGTTATTCTTGAACACCATCGGCGGATTTCGCGCGGCGCGCGGATTGGACGCGGACATCGTCGGTGAACGCGCGGACATGCTTGTGATCGACGACCCGCACGACCCGAACAACGTTGAATCGGACGTGCAGCGCCTAGCGGTGATTGACCGGTACGTGAACACCGTCGATAACCGCGTCAACAGCATGGTCTTCTCGACCCGGGTCATGATTTGTCAGAAGACGCACGTCGAAGACCTGGCCGCCTGGGCCGAGCAGCACGGCTGGGCTCGGGTTAGTCTGCCGATGTTGTTCGACGGCGAGCGTCGTTCTTCGCCACTCGGCGAGTACGACATACGAATGGTCGAAGGCGAGTGCCTCAGCCCTCAAATTTTCCCGCTTGAGACCGTGGAAGCGGAGCGGGCGAAGTCGGAGTTCAAGTTTCAGACTCAGTATCAACAGGCCCCGTTCGCGCGCGAGGGCGGGATCTTCAAATATTCCTGGTTCAAGTATTACGATGAACAGCCGCAAAACTTCGAGGATATCGTTATCTCCGTGGACTGCGCGGCTAAGAAGACCTTGAAGGGCTCGAACACCGCGATCGCCGCGGTTGCGCGCAAAGGTCCCGACCGTTTCATGCTGGAAGTGTGGAAGGGGAAGATCTCGCTCCGCGAGACGGTGCGGCGGATTAAAGACATGCGTGAGCGCTGGCGCGCGCGCAAAGTGATCGTTGAGATGAAAGCCATGGGGCCGGACGTGGTCGAAGAGCTCCGGCGCGACATCCCGGGAATCATCGAAGTCGAAGTCGGTACGGATAAAGAGTCGCGGGCGATGGCGGTGCAGAGCTACGTCGAAGGCGGGAACGTGGCGTTGCCGCGCGGCGCGCCGTGGGTCGAAGAATTCCTTGCGGAGGTCTGCGCGTTCCCGGCCGGCAAGCGCGACGATCAGGTCGACGTCTTCACGCAGGCGCTCAACTACTTCCGCACTCCGTCAAGCTACGCGACGAAGATGAAGGCGCTCGGACTCCGCACCGAACAAGGCAAGGTCGGCTAGTCTTCCGGCAGGTCTTCGCTGTCCCAATTCTCTGCGTCTTCAAGTAGCTCTAGAAGAGCTTTGTACGGAGACATCGCGTCGATGTTGTCGCCCGCGCGCGTGCGGAGCGCCTGCGCGGCTAGGATGTGGTGTCCTTGCGACTGCTCGAGGAGTTTACGGGCGGCCTCTTTGTACGAGACGAACTCGTTGAGAGCGGCGGTTCGCGCTTGCAGAAGGTTGCGAACGAATCCGCTCGCGAGGGTAATGGTGCAGTTGCGATGTCGGAAGCTCCAGCCCCACCCGAACTCCGGTACATAGGCAACCAGCGCAAAAAAGCCACTATGAAATGCTTTGCTGTAAAGCGTCGTCGTCTCGTGAGCCCAACCTTCATCGGCGAGTCGCTCATGGTGCGTTGTACGTGTACGACGTGTGCCCATACTAATCCGGGCGCCCCGACGCCACGCAAATCATGCGGGACTCCCGTCACCCTGCCTTAAAACGTAACACGGAGCGCGCAAGATCTGCACTTTGTCGGGCTTATTTAGGTGAGAGGTTGTCGGGCGACGTCGGCTAGCGCTTCCTAGATGTGGGTGCATGCATTTATTTAATGCACAGCGCATGCCCGGAGAGCTAAGTAGCTGGCCAGCATGCATTTTTAGCCGCGCGTTACGGCGACAACGCGCAAAATTAAGCGCGGACCTTCCGACTTACACTTTCCGGCTGATACGCTGGTGCGGTGAGTAAGTTATTTATGGGAGTCGGCGCGCTCCTGGCCGCGGTCAGTCCAACGGCCTGTCAGCAGGGCAGCTTCGAGAGTGGGAGTGTCCTCTGCCTAGTAGGTCTGCTCCTGTTCGGCGTCGGGCGATTTACGAAGTCTCAATCGTCTTAGCTTTCGCTCGACTCTTCCGCCGTCTCTTCGGGCCTTCGGTCTCGATGATGTAGTCGGTGTGATACTCCGCGCAGAGATCCGGGGCGACCTCAACCGGAGCGGTTGATAAAGGTCGTCGCGGACGGGCGCGCAGATAGATCTTCGTGATCTTGTAGCCGCGCGAGCGAAGGTGTTGAATGTGGCTTGATAGCGTCATAGTTTCCCCCGGGCGCGGATGTCTCTTGCAACCCAGTAGCAGAAGTTAGAGCCACACTCGTCCTGATCATATTTGTCAGCGATCTTCGCGCACTCCTCACGCTCGTCGGCACGGGCTTCGCGGGCGATATCCGGTCCAAGCGGTGTGCTGCAGAGCAGCTCTGTATATTCCGATCGCGCCAGGTCCCGCTCCGCCCACGCCTCACGTAAGGCAGTGATGATTTCATCGGCGTGTTTATGCGCCCAGCAGCCTAGCTCATCGTGAGATTTGGTGTTGATAAACTCTTGCTCGAGTGCATCTAGTTTTCTAGGTGTTAATTTCACAGCCACACCGTCACTCTCGCGAGGATCTCCCACGTCTCCGCGTGTGCCGGGTCGAGCACCAGCTCGTGGAGCAAGCGCTCCAGCTCGGCGTCTTCGAGACGCTCGCGAACAACGAGCTCTTCGGCGGATAGTTTCTCGGTGACTTCTTCCATTATGCTGCTCTCCTTTCTTCGACTTTTTCTAGCTTGTGCGCTTGTTCGGCTTCGTGGGCCATACCCCACCCGAGCCAGTACCAACTGATGTCGGCCCATATCCCGTTAGGCCGGCCGTTGAAAAAATCACGCCAGCCTTGTTGAACGAGTAGCTCGACGGTTTCATCGTCCGGCTCGTCGTCGAAGGTGGCATCTTCGAAGCTGCTCGACGTGGCGATCACTTCAGAGCTCCGAGCGCGCCAAGATGGGCAAGATGGGCACGAAGCATATCAAGCGCATTAAGAAATTCTTTGTGCTCGGCTTCGCATTTCTTCAGAGCGGTCGAAAGACTTTCGATTCGTGTGGTGTAGTATTTGAGAGTCTTCCTCTGCGCCGCAGTTTTTCGTTCGAGGCGCACCACGCGATCCAGATCGCTGACAGGGGGTTTTTTATATTGTTGATCGACGAGCCGTCGTGCTTTTTGCAGCCCATCTTCAGCGACAACTGGCTCTTTTATCGTTTTTAGTCTGTCTATTACACTCAACTGTTCGTGCTGTTTTATCCCGGCTTCGGTGAGAAGCCAGTAGCCCGGGACCGGCTGATAAACCAAACCGTCTTTAGCCAAGGCGGTCAGCAGTCGGCGCCCTTCCTTTGAACTCGCGGAGTAGTCGACCGCTCGCAGCAGCTCTGACGTGGTCCTAGCGGCGTCGGTCAGTGGATTGAGTGGTTGTGTAAACAGTAAAAATAGAATGTTGCGGCAGGTGGTTGTTGTGTCGGCGTGCATGAGCTTAGCTTTCCTTTTAAGTTGTCCATCTTCCCAACGAAGCCAGTTTTCTCCTTTGTCGGTGATGGCCCACGGATTGATTTTCACGACTCCGCACCTTACGGCGTGCGTAAGGATCCGGTATTTAATTCGCGCAGCGCGCACGAGCGCAGATGTTGACCAGCGTTTTGTAGTGTTCGGGTTTGCAGGTGTGTTTTTAAGACACCGCAGGAGCCGAATGATCTGCGAGTGCGTGTGATGCAGCGGTAAGACGCTCACGCGGCCACCTTCTGCCTGTCGATCCACGCCTGCACCTCGGTCCACAGGTAGACAACCCGCTTCCCTAGCTTTCGATACGGCGGACCCTTTCGTGCGGCGCGCCAGTTGCGCCAGGTCTTCGCCGAGATGTTGAGCCGGCGCTCTAACTCTCGCTCGTCGACGTACTGCTCTGACCCCATGGAGTCGACGCTATCACGGCGACGTCGACGGTAGCAAGTCGGAAAGTGAGATCCGCGTCCAGAGCGCGGCCTCGATGCGCGCTTGGCAGGTAGCCAGGTGTTGGAACGCCTGGCGGACGTACTGATCCTGAACTCTACCGCTCGAAAATGAATGGTTTGCGAGCGCGTGCATGTCTATTTCTGCGATCCCGATCTCACGCCCGACGCTGATGTAGGTTCGCCGGAGCGTGTGTGGTCCGGGTAGGTACTGCTCGAGGTCGGCGGACTTCCGGCTACGCTTGCCGTCCTTTGTCCGGCGCTCCTTCGGCTCGGCGACCGGTTGTACCTTCCCGGTTTTGCGCGAGCGCGAGGGAAACACCCACTCATGATCGCCACCGTGCGGTGCAAACAGTATCGCGTTCTCCGCCTGGCGTTGTTTGAATATCTGAACGATCGTGTTAGGGAGCGGGAGCGTGAACGCTTTCTTCGAGCCGCCCTTCGGATCCGGCCGGTAGAGCGAGCCGCGCTCGAGGTCTACTTCGTTCCAGCGGATGTGTCGCGCGTCCTCGGAGCGCAGACCGGTGAACAGAAATGTTAGGTAGAGGTCGCGCCGGATCGGCGTGAGGGTCTGGACGCGTGCGTACCAGTCCGGGAGGTCTTCATCTTCGATCCGCTGGCGCGACGGTTCGACGCTGTACAGTCGAACGCGTGACGCAGGATTGCGACCCGGGAGCTCGTGGAGTCGGTCGACCGTGTTCCAGACCGCGGAGACTGCGGCAACGACGCGGTTCGCGACGTGTGGGTGTTCTTCTAGCTTGCTGTGTATCTTGTGCAGCGTCAGACCGGTGAGCTCGGTCAGCGGGCGATCCAGCCAGTTTTTCAGGTGTCGGCCGAGCTCTTCTTCGTAGGTCTCGATCGACCGCTCGCTGCACTTTCGCTTCCGCATGTCGGTGACATGCAGCTTGATCCCCTCTTCAAGCGTGAGCGCTTCCTTGTTCGCGCGGAGTTCGGCGCTAGGGTCTTCGCCTCCGGCGACCTGGCCGAGGATCTCCCGCGCGCGCCTGCGCGCATCGGCGAGCGTCCAGGTCCCGCCGGCCGGCCGCGGCGCGCCTAGCTGGCCGATCTTCATCCGCCGGAGCTTCCCGTTCGCGCGGAAGTTCGCGACGAACGTGATCCCGCGTCGGCCGACGACCGCGCCGAAGCCCGGGAGCTCGGTATCCCAGACGACGCGCTGGAAGCCTTCCCGCGGCGGTTCTAGGGATTCAAGGCTGCGCTTCGTGAAGTGGACCTTCATCTAATCGGCGTCACCCTGAGGTCGCCAGTTAGGCATCTCTCTAAATCACGCGCGACACGGAGTTGAGCGGCTGGCATGTCTTCCGCGCCGCCTTCCGCTACAACGCGACCTGCGCGGTCACGAATGCGCCATAGAACCGTTCCGTGAACCGTCTCCCAAACCTCCGCTAGGAGGGTTGCTGTTTCGTAGCGCCAGGCTATCGGCTTCCATTCAGGTTCGTTTGCCATGAGGTCAGTGTCGTGTTTTTCCGGCTCACTAGTCAACAGACTAGTCAACACGCGGTGCGTTCTCGGAGGGACGGACCGGGACGTGAGTTGAATCACCCTGCGTTAGAATCAGGCATGTTAGGCGCGACCGGGACCGAACGGACGTTCGTGGGACGGTAGATCCAAGAATTCGTAAACCGTAGGTCGACAGTTCAATCCTGTCCATCGGCTCCAATGAATCCAGACAGTTCCACGCTGTAAAGCGCTTCAGAGCCGCCGGCTAGTCAACAACTAGTCAACAGCCGGACACTCCTGCCAAACGTTGTCGATCAAGCACAGCTCGTCGACATCTACCGGGCAGTCGGTTTGCAACTCCCCGATCTCGGGTGGGCTGGACGTGTCGCAGGCGCCGAACAGCGCCAGGATTGCCAGAAGGGCGAGAGTTCCGAGTATGAGAGCGGTCAGTTGTTTTTCGACAGTGTACATAGATTGCTCCTTTGCGCTTGGTAGAGAATGGCGGCGCGTTAGCGCACCACCTTAACGAAGTCGTTCGGCTCATTCCCCCAGAAGTTGGTACCGTCGGTGACGCGCAGCGTCCACGGATTGCGTTTTGTGCCCGTGCCGCAAACTGCGGACACACGCAATACCGTGTCGCGAAGAACGCCCGGGTAGTACGAGGTCGAAACATGCGACGCCAGAACAACCTCATCACCCACTTGAAAGCTTGGTTTCTTCTCTCTCGCCATGTCGACACTATAACGTCGACCGTTCACCGAACACAAGTGAATAGCGACCGACTTTCAACCTGTTGAAAAACCAAATGATTTCATAACATTATTGCAGAGCTAGCATGGTCGACGTTATACTGTAGACGGTGTCCTGCTCCCACTCTACCGTCCGCGCACTTACCGGCGGGACCTGCCCGCTCTGTCCTGCACCGCGTAAGGCCGCGCGTGGTGATGATTACGTAAACGTCCTCGGCGGCTTCGGAACTAGCGCGGACAGGCGCAGTGCGGACAGTTATCGCGCTGATATCGTCCCGATTGAGGAAGCGGCGCTCCTTTGGCGCACCGAGGACATGGCAGCTAAGATCGTCGAGGCGTACGCCGACGAGATGCTTCGCGCCGGGTTCGAGCTTCGCGTGCGCGAAGCCACCGACAAGAATCTCGACGCGAAGGGTATCGCGGAGAAGATGCACTCGAAGTGGGAAGAGCTCGGACTCACGCCGGCGTTATGGGACGCGATCTCCTACGAGCGCGCGTATGGGGGCGCGGCGATCCTGCTCGGCGTCAACGATATGCAGGTGAGCTGGCAGCTGCCGCTCAACCTGAAGACTGTCACCTCTTTCGACTTCCTCACGACATTGCAGCCGGACGAGCTGATCCCGGAGACATACTACGAGAACCCGACGGCACCGAAGTACGGCCAGGTCGAGCTCTGGCGTCTGCGTCCGCACGGTGTTGGCCGCGGCGGCTTCATCAGTGAGCAGCTCATTCACGAGACGCGTCTGATTCTCTTCCCAGGGATTCGCGTCTCCCGGAAGCGCGGCGATCAACCTTACGAGGGTTGGGGTGACTCCGTTCTCAGCCGCGTCCGCCGCGTGCTCTTCGACTTCGGTGTAGCTTGGAGTGCGGCCGGGTACCTCATGCGCGATTTTGCGCAGGGCGTGTATAAGATGAAAGACTTCGACATCATGGCCGCGGAGAACAACACCACGGCTGTGAAGGCGCGCCTGCAAGCGCTCGAAATGGGTCGGAGCTTCTCGCGTATCGTCGTCGTCGATAAAGAAGACGACTTCCAGAGACAGCAGACTCCGATCTCCGGTATGCCAGAGACGCTCGATCGGTTCGCAGTTCGCATCGCCGCAGCCGGCGATATCCCGGTCACGCGCCTCATGGGACAGAGTCCGGCCGGCCTGAACGCCACTGGGAACGCGGACATCCGGTTCTGGTACGATAAGATTGCCGGCCTGCAGGATCGCAAGCTGCGCCCTCGTCTCGAGTACATCGCACAGGTGACTTTCGCGGCCCTCAAGATCAAGGAGCCAGAGCATTGGAGTTTCCGCTTCCGTCCCCTCTGGCAAGCGACGGAGAAAGAGATGGCGGAGGCGCGCATGATCCAGGCGCAAGCTGACTCCATCAACATCACGAACTGCGTGTTGTCTGCCGAAGAGGTAGCGCTCAATCGCTACGGCGGTGACGAGTACAGTTTTGAGACTGTGATTGATTTCGAAGCGCGCGCGAAACTGGAGCCGGCCGCAGACGCGCCTGTGAAGTCTCAAAGGGAACTCGATGAGGAAGAAGCCGAACGGGAACTCGCTGAGAAACAGCTTGAAGTCAGCGCGTCCGAAGCTCCGAGTGAGCCATCGGAATCCGACAAAAAAGACGAAGCACCCCGCAAAAAGACACGCAAACGGAAGCACGAGGAGTAGTGAATCCCCGTACCGCAGAAACCGTGCGGTTGCTCCGTCTGCGCCGTTCGCTCGGGATTCGACCGCCGCGTCGACGTATACCCCGCCAGGTCTTCCCGAAGACAATTGAACGCGAGTACGCCGCGGCTCTCCTGCGGATCGTTGACGAGGTGCGACGCTCGCTCCAGCCGCTGCGTGACGCCTTGCCACGTCTTGTCGAGTCCGCCGCGCACGAGCGCACCGACGCGGGCGAGGGCTCGCGCGTGCGCCAGCTCATCGCCGAAGCAACGGCCGCGCTGGGCCGGGCGATCTCCCTGCAGGCGGTCGAAGAACTGGCCGGTAAGTTTGCGCGGCAGATTGCGACCTATCAGCGTGTTCAGCTTGATCGCCAGGTGCACGCGGCGCTCGGTGCGAACGTGTTTGCGCGAGAGCCTAATCTCGTACCGCAGATCGAAGGATTTATTAATGAGAACGTCTCACTCATCACCGCGCTTCCGCAGCGGACGCTAGCGGAGATTGAGCAGGCCGCGACGCGCGCGCTTGTTAACGGTACCTTGCATAAGCATTTAGCGGAAGAGATCGAGTTAAAACTTGGCGTCGCTGAGGAGAAGTCGAAACTCATTGCACGGGATCAGGTCGGGAAGATGTACGGTCAGGTTAATGCCGCGCGACATCAGGCGCTCGGTGTGGAGAAGTTCATCTGGCGCAGCGTGCACGATGCCCGCGTTCGCCCGCTTCACCGACAGCTCGACGGTGAAACTTTCAAGTATCCGAAGGGCCACCCGACAGAAGGACTCCCGGGCGAGCCTATCAACTGTCGCTGTTTTGCGGACCCTGTTTTCGACGACATTCTCGGAGAGTCAAACGAGTGATGCACATCCGGTTAATCGATCTCAGTGTCAACGCAGATCCGACTGCGGTCTCCGGTTGGGCGACGGAGTTGCCGCGCGTCGGCCAGTCGTTCGTGCTTGAGCTCGGTGACGAGGAGTGTTGGGTCACCGGCGTCGTGGTTTCCGTGGACGCTTCTTCGAACACTTTCCGCGACTCCGAGGGGACTTGTTTTTTATTCGCGTTCGAGTCGCCGAACCGGCCTTGCGCGTAACATAACGAACGCCGAAGAACACACCGAACCATCCGCCGAGGAAGTCACCGATCAGAGCAGCCGGCGAGTCCGCAAACCAGAGGAAGAGAATCGGTGCGGTTTGCAGCACGTCGAGCAGCAGTCCCCAGTTCGCGGCCGTGAGTGCGCGCCCGTCCTCGCGTGCATGGTGGTAAGCGCACGAGATAGCGGCGGCGACAGCAGCCATCGCCAGGAAGAGCCCGGACACCCAAATCCACGTCATCGCTCTTCAGTCTACCGGATTGCTATCCATTCAGAACTACACAACATGTTAATGATTGCTACCCGTTAGACTATCGACGAGTCGACGCTTTTATGTTAATCTCGTGAGTGACCCCGGTGTCACTCGTTCGCTTTGATATGTGCGCTCTTGAACCCGTGCAACGCTTGGGCGACGGGCGTATTCGCGTTGATGCTTATCTCGCGCGCGTCGGGATCCTTTCTTACGCCGACGGTAATCAGGAGCGTCGTGAGTACCGCCCGGCTGACGAAGTGTTTCGTTCTGAGTCGCTCTCCTCATTTGAGGGTGTGCCTCTGACGAACGATCATCCGGCCGGACTGCTTGGTGCGAATGCCCGCGGTCACGTGGTTGGCGCTATCAGCAATGTGCGACGGGACGGTGACAAGGTCCGTGCTCGGATTACGGTCTTCGACAAATCCACGATCGCAGCGATGGAAGCCGGCAAGCTACAGCTTAGCGCCGGCTACAAGGTGGAGCTTGACCGGACCCCTGGCGTGACGCCGGATGGTCAGCGTTACGACGCAGTGCAGCGCCAGATCGTCGCCGACCATGTTGCGCTCGTGTACAGCGGTCGCGCCGGCACGGAGGTGCGTGCGCGCATGGATTCAGTTTCTCCGGCGCATCGTGATTCTGCGATGGCCGTTTCAAATGTACTTCTCGCTCGGAGATAACCAAGTGGAAGATCAACTTAATGATGCAATGACGCAGCTCGCTGCGGAGTCTCTCCGGGCGGATAACGCTGAGCAAGCTCTCGATGCTGCTACGGTCGAGATCGAAGATCTGAAAGGCAAACTTCGTGCGGAAAAGGCCGGCCACGAGGCTCTTCAGAAAGAACGTGCGGACGTGAACATCGAGAAATTGAAACTCGAGAACGCGTCGCTGAAGAAGCAAGTGCAGGCGCAGGACAAAGCTCGTAAAGATTATGCCGCGAACGAACCGGCCAGAGTCCGCGAAGCGGTGCGTGCTCGTGTGGAACTGGAGCGCCAGGCGGCCGAAGTCCTCGGCGACGAGCGTCTCGATGAGTACACCGATCGCCAGGTCATGATTAAAGTGATTGAGCGACTTGACGCTCCCGTTGAAGCCAACGCAGCTGACGCCTTCGTCAGTGGTTGTTTCAAAACCCTCGTGAAGAACCGTGCGCAGGGCGTGGCCGCAATGGCTCGCGTCCGCGAGATCACCGAGCGCGCGCCGGCGACTGAAGAGCGCCGGGACAATCGCTCAGCCCGTGAGCGTTTCCTTGACCGTCAAAACAACCTCGCCTTCGAAAAGGAGAGCCGCTAATGTCTCAATCTGAAGTTAACGCGCAGCGTGAAGTGTTTGCCGGCGTTGTCGACCAACATCTCTCCTCGCAATCTTATTTCAACGCTGAAACTACGGCGGAGATTCCGTTTGGCGTCCTCGTGGTCGCCACGACTACCGAAGGCGAGTGCAAGCTTCCGACCGACGGCACAGTGCCACTCGGTGTCGTGATGCACTCACACGCCTATTCAAAGGGATCGAGTGATCTCGACAACCTCGGAGACGATGGTTTGAAGCCGAGCGCTTCCGTTGCTGTTCTTCGCAAGGGGACTATTCGCGTTCTCCTTGAAGAGGATGTCGTCGCTGGTGAGGCGGTTCGCGTGCGCGTTGTGGCCGACACCGGTGAGCAGCTCGGCGCGTTTCGCACTACGGCGGATTCCACCGATTGCGCGGTCCTCGCGGGTGCGCAGTATCTCGAGGGCGGCAGTGACGGTGGAACGGCGCTGCTCGAAATCGACATGAACGCAGTTGCGGCTCTGAACAACGACTAAGGAAGGCGACCAGATACCATGAGCAAACAACAAGACAGGCTCGACGGCAACGAGTCGCTCTTCTTTGCACGAGAGCTTGAAGCCATCGACAACCGAATCTATGACGTGAAGTTTCCGCTGCTGAAAGGGCGGATGCTTCTCCCAAAAGTCGCCGACGTCGGCGAGACTGACGATACGTACACCTATCGTACGTATGAGACTCGCGGTAAAGCGAAGATTATCGCGCCGGGCGCGAAGGATCTCCCGTCCGTCGAGGCCCAGGGCGAAGAGTTCACCAGCCGGATCAAACCGCTCGGTGATAAGTACGGCTACGATATCTTCGAGATTAAGGCTGCGGCTGCGAAGGGTAAACCGCTTAGCGATTTGCTCGCCCGCGCTGCTCGCCAGGCGATCGAAGAATCGATTGACGACCTTCTGGCGTTCGGTTCGACCGAACATCAGATGAAGGGCTTCATCAATAACAGCGAGGTTGACGACAGCACCTTCGTCCCTGGTGATAAAGGTGGCGTCGATACTTGGCTGAACGCCGGCGCGCCGAACGCGACTGGCGCGCAAATGGTAGCCGACGTCAACACCTTCCTCGCTCAGCGATGGAACGCTATGAAAGAAGCGCAGGGCCTGAATGGGAAGATGACCCTCGTGTTGCCGGCCATGGAGTACGCCTACTTGGCGAGCACTCCAATGGGTGACAACGCGGACAAGACCGCACTGCAGTACCTGCTTAGCAACAGCCCGTTCCTCGATTCAGTCGAGAGCTGGCATAAGCTGTCTGGTGCGGGCGCCGGTAACGCTAACCGCATGATCTGCTTTGTGAAGGATCCGATGGTTTGCGGTGCTCTGATCCCGATGGAGTTCAGCCCGCAGCCTTATCAGCAATATGGCCTGAACTTCGAGATCCCGTGCATCGCTCGCTGCGGCGGCGTGGTTATTCGCTACCCGGTCGCCGTTGCGTACGGCGACGGTATCTAAAACTGAATTATCTCTCCCCTCCGGCGCCGTGTGTTCGTCTGGCGGCGACCACGGCGCCGGTTTTCTTTTCAGGAGTGAATCGTGACTTTTTGGGAAGCAATAGCTCGACGCGGTAGCGAGGTTACCCTCGCGAGCGGTGATGATACGTTCACGTTTCCTCCGCCTCCGGCCCAATGGGGCGCGGTCGCCGACTGGGGAGCTGTACTTAATCTCGAGTTCGATCTCCAGATCTGGTCGTCTGTGGCGGCCAATCTCACGAACTTCCGCATCGGCGGCGCTGAGCGGAAACCCGGCACGATCGCCGACGATACCGTTGACTCAGTCGACACCACCGACAACGAGCTCGGGATTACAGGGCACACGTATCGCGGCGGCGACGGGCCGGTGACGGTAGCTTCCACGCTTACACTTCCGGGTGGTATTGTGGCCGCTACTAACTACTGGATCGGTGTTGTCGACGCCAATACTATCCAGCTCTACGCGTCATTTAATGATTGGCTGACCGGCGCCGATCCGATTGATATCACTTCAGCCGGTACAGGCGTCATTACCTTAAGCGACGTGCAGGGCTCGGAAGATCCGGCCGACGACACACATCGTGTCGAGTGGTTCGCGTTTGACCCGGCCCTCGGTTTTGCCGATGACGGCGCGATCGCGATCAATCCCGGTGACGCTTACACTCGTCGGCTGCAGCACTCGCCGGGAATTGTGGCATACGCGCTCGTCGGAACTGCGTCGGCTGCAATCAACGCTTCAATCCGGTTGGTGAGGCCGCAGTGACATGGCGTCGATCTCCTGGAGCGATGTAACGGCTTTTTCTTCCGGGCTGAGTTCCGTCTCCAGCGGCGCGCAGACCACGATCCTGAATCATGTCAATACAACGCTTGCCGTTGACGTGTGGGGAGGCGAGTCGTCGCCGAAGTTGAAGTATGCGCGCATCCTTCTCGCTGCTCACTTCGGTACGCTCACGCTTCAGGGCGCTAACGCGGGCAGTGGCTTCGGGATCGTCACTGGCGAGTCTGCGGGTGGGCTCAGTCGGCAGTATTCGGCGGTTTCGTCGGAGGGTGCTGATCCGACATTTGACAAGACTGTCTTCGGTCAGGAGTACCGCACTCTTCTTCGCGGGACAATGGCGAGGTTCGCCGTCGTTGGGTGACTCATGGCGCGTCGTAAACCCAAATGGACGCGCGAGGGGCTGGCGCTGAAGCGGCAGCTCGTGAAGCTCGGTGGCTCGTCGGTAAAAGTCGGTGTTCTGAAGGGCAGCGATAGGCGCGTGCAGATCGGTATTAGCGCAGTTGAGCTGGCCGCGATCCACGAGTTCGGGTCGCCGCGCGCCGGCGTGCCGCAGCGCTCGTTCATTCGCCGTACGTTCGAGCAGAATCGCGAAGAGGTAGCGAAGAAGATCGCT